ACTGCTCAAGAAACTCAGTAGCCTCACGCTTGCTAAGTTTGTAATCCGACGATACCGTAGCCACGATACCCTTGACGCTAGCCTTGCCAGTTTCCAAAGCACGGGTAGCCAGAAACTGCTTGATACCGGGAGCAAGAAGCGGAATCTGATCTTGGATATTATGGGCGATTTCATCCTTAAGTTTAATAAGGTCGATATTGCCACGGTGAACACGGCGAATCTTCTCACCGGCAGTCTGACCCCAGATGCAACCGTTCATGCAAATAGCACGAAACAGGCTAGGAGTCTGGCTAATGCGGCGAGTGCCGATCTCGCAGTTACCAACGCTAATCATTCCACCGTAATCACTATCATCAGCACCGTAGTCCATGATGGTATCGGGGATAAGGACGTTACCATAGATGGTATCCTCATCGCCACGCCAGTGACTGAAACGACCACCGGGAATAAACTCTGCGAGGGTTTCCAGATACCAGCGATTGTCAACCGGAGCATACTGCTCAGTCACGAACGCACGGCACGTTCCATCCGTATAGGTACGCAAGCGAAACTTTTTGTCAGCGTCGATTCGACGCAGAGCATTGTTACCAACGTATGCCATGACTTCAGCATCGGCAAGGTCGAAACCTTCGATATTACGCATCTCACGAAGGAACGAGGACGAGGTAACGCCCGAACGAACGCTAAACTGTTCAATGGAGTGATCCGTAGGACGAAACTCTCGACCATCGTTCAACTTCAAAAAGAATCCCTTATCATTACCAACACAGGTAATATTCTTACGCTCAGTCAGAATATCCTCGCGGTTCTCGACTGCGACATGGGCAGTCTGCATGACTTCTTCGTAGGTCTTGGTCTTGCTCCACCAATCCTTGTGGACATGCGTACCATTCTCAAAACCCGTACCGGTCCTACCCTCAAGGGTGCGAACAAACGAACCTTCCGACTTGTCGCTATCAATCGTCAACTTGTTATAGGCAGTCATCATCAATCTCCTAGTTAGTGGGTTATCAACTTCTCGTATTATACAACGATCATTCGCCGTTGTCAAGGTCGGGCGGAAACATTTTGTCGAAACAGTCGCCGCACGTTCCGCTCAAGAGCAGTTCACGCTCGTTAGCAGAAAGATAAGGCAAAGCATTCTGGATGGGCAGCGAACCGCTCAACCAATCATACATATCACTCTTATCAAACGTCAATACAAACTGACGCCCGCAGTGTTTGCAAAAAGCATCGCAAATAGTATCACGAACAGCACAAACCATAACTGTCTCCTTTTCAACCATCATACCATGTATATCGGCAGAGTCAAGGGGTCAGCATTAGTTTTTTTCTCTAGACGTAAGTTGTTGGTAGATAAGGACTTACGACGAGCGGGGCGGGCCGCGTCGGTCCTAAACCTTTGGTGGCAAAGGACTTACGGCAAATGGTGATGCGGACCTAGTTATTTCCCACGATTCCATATATGTACAGTTCTCGTCTGGCTTATATGGTAACAGTCTTTCGCATTTTTGTTTAGCATCCTCTGCTGATTTACAGTTACGCATAACAACTTCAATAGTAACGTAGTGGTACATGCTCAACTTTCCTCTCTAACGCGACCAACTATTTCTTCTAGCAACTCAACTGCTTCATTCATCCAATCATTATAGTCGTTAATATCAAACATACAATCATCTTCCGTCTTATACCAACCATCAAGAAACTCGTTTATCTTATTTTGCATTTTAGTATTCATTATTTCACCGGTGAGTAATAGGTATGAAAAATCTCATTCCACGTTGGCATGGTTTCCCAAGGATCGCCCTCGTTCACACACGCTCCCGTCTTTTGGTTGTAAACGTCATAGAAAGATACATTACGAGTATCCATATCATCAGCAGAATCATAACACGCATAAATATCATAGCGTACATCATCCATAACATAGGTGGCTATCAGTTCGTTCATATGTTTACCTCTAAATGTTTGGGGGAATATTGGTTACTTTATAAGTCAAACTATTCCGATTTATTAGTCTTGGTTCAACATACTCCACACAATAATCATAATCATAAGTTCTATCAAGTGATCTCCCTAGGCTGTTACAGAAAAAGAACAGTAGGGCGTGTACGAGTCGAACGTACCTATGAACACCTTATAAGAGTGTCGGATGCAACCGGCTTACCTTACGCCCCATGATACGGGTGACGCATAGCATTGTACCATACGCCACCCGTACACTCAAGGGAGAATCAACGATAGCACTTCGTTTCGATCATCTTATCGCACAGAAGGGTACGCACCGTCTGATCAACGGCACGAACCACGGCATATCGACCATTAGGGCCAGTACCAACACGTTCAATGCGACCAACGTGATACTTCAGCACGTTCTTGCTGCCATGCAGTGGATACTTGCACTTGATATGGCGGTTCTTACGAAGGCTAGCAAAGTTATTAGACATTATCATCTCCCTTAGTTAGAAAAAACCATCGACTCAACATCAGCGAGGGTCAACACAACCTTCGCACCATTCTTCTCAAATGTCACACCATCACGACCAATGCGAACAACCTTGCCAGCATCAGTCTCATCGCCCAATCCAAGAATCTTCATATCGTTCCTCATGGTTGTCGAAATGTCACCACCAACTATCATACACTACGGTCAGTCCGCTGTCAAGTGCCTCTCTGGCTTTCTTGATAAACTCCAAGTCCTGCTGTCCGTAAACAGCATCGCTATTACTACCAAAGAAAAATCCAACCGTAGCCGGTAACGTACCATTAGTAACAGCCCGTTCCAGATCGTCCAAATCTCTCTTAGTCAGTTCAAGTTCAACACAGTTGAAAGAGTTATCATTATCGTGGGCGTTAGGGTAACCCTTGTTTTCCCACAACCGTTCCATCCAACCTTGAAGATTAGGATGCTTACGCCAGCAGGCGAGTTCTTCCTTTTCTCCATTGTTGTCGATAGCAAATGCAAACTGATCCAAACCCATTGTAATCTCCTAGTTAGTGGGCTAGAATGGATACTGGCTACTACTACTTCACCAGTATCGACATTCTAGCAGACAATCTTTAGAAAATCAAGCGGTCGCCGTAGCAACCTCGGCCTCGACCTTCTTGGCCTTGGGAGCCTTGACCTTGGCCGGTTCCTTGATACCAGCAACCCTTGCCCGCCAAACCTTGAAGCCCTGCTCCTTGAGCGAATCAACCTTCGCCGGATGCACGGCAGCAATCGTACCGATACCATCCACAGTCTCCAGCAGCGAAGCACGAACCGTGTTCGCGTCGATAGCCGAATCCGAAACCACATCAACCACAAACGTATACTTCTGCATAATCAAACTCCTTACAAGTGTTAGTGTTATCAACCCGTTACTTCAATCATTCTACCATAGTATATCGTCCTGTCAACCCCTGTTCCTTGAAAAAATATTTATTCCTCATAAGTCGTTGTGGGATAAGGACTTACGGCGAACGCGGCCCGCCCCCTTGGTTCTAAATCCTTAGTGGGCAAGGACTTAGATCAAGAGAGAAAACCTTCGCACCCCAAACCCACCAGATCACGCAAGAGGTTCTCAGCCGCTTCTGGAGTCTTGAGGGTCATGCTGTGACGGCTGGCACCCTTGAGCCTTCGACCAGCATCATCCCACGTTCCCACCAGAACGTCGCTCCAATCCTTGGCTTCCTTCAAGCCCCAACCAGTGTTGAGACGAATAGCCTTGATACAAGGAATACGGTTGTCAAAGGTCATACCGCCAGTGATGGTAACGGTCTTGTGACGATTCACACCAATAGCGTCCTCAATCCCTGCCACAATCTTGTCATAGATCGTGTCGTAGGACTCAATCTTGGAGAGAATCCACGTAGCCTCACGAACGGTCAGTTTGACATTAATCATTTTATTTCCTATTAAGAGTTTTTGTAGACCAGTTCCACGTACTTATTAATCAGTTCACTTACTGATATTTCATGTAATCCAATCAACTCTTTAGCCTTATCTACGTTATGCTTATTTACAGCGGCCATTCTATTCTTGAAAAAACTAAGAAGATAAATCATAGCCTTTTCACGCTCTTCAGTCATTATTTTCTTTCTTGAATAGTTCTACGATTACTCCTCTACCATAACAATCATCAATAACTTCTTGTGCTTCTTCGCGTGTGCGAAAAACCCATTGAGGATCAACCGTATCTCCATCTTCTTTCCAGCAAACAGCATATAGTACCAGTTTCATTTTGGATAATCCTTTGGGTAATCACTTTCTGGTCGTTGCGGTTTTGGTTGTCCCTCATATGGCATCCACCACGGAGCATCCATACGATCTACTATACCGGGACTTTCTTCACAAATCAAGATATGTTCACTTACTGGATCATCACGATGAATCTCATACCGCCCTTGCCACACGCCAATGTATTCACCAAAGTAGTAAACTTTCTGCCCGTTAATAGGGCGACGAGGACCGAAGAAACTAATCCATTCCATTATGATTGCTCACAGAGTATGTCGTATGCTTCTTCTACCTTATCAAATACTTTCTTTTGCAGACTTTCAAAGTTTTCTTTTTTGCCCCAGTAAATACCAGAACGAATATGGTCATCTACAACATTGTATAGATATTCAAGTTCAGTCTTAGTAAGTTCAAGGGTTTCAGTTTTCATATTCTCATTATACCATTAGTTATCAGTCTGTCAATAAGAAAAACCAGCGGAATCTTTTACGCCCCGATTCCTATAACCCATACGATTGCCCCTTGTCGGGATCGGATGGAAACCGCCCACGGAAACCTCTCTAGAATCTTTCACACTGCGCTATGCTATATGATTCATCTGGCTCTTGGAAACGATTACTGGTTGTATTAAATCGTGTGTCGGGAATCCAACCCAATAGAGAGCAGCATGAGCCTTCCCATAGCCTAGGTCGGCAACCCCATACACCCATTAGATGCAGACGCTGTTTGCTGGGCTATCTCTCTAGTAGTAGCAACTACCACACGTAAGTTTGTATTGTAGCCGATAGACTTGCTAAGTCTTAGCGTTTTATCGGTACTCATACTCGGACAAACATATGAGCAACGGCAGCGAGTGTCAGGAATGACCAACCGGCTGGATTTCATTCATTCCCGATTACCACTTGCTTGCGACTCTTGTATTCTACACTCTATTTTCGGCTTGTCAAGCCATTTCCTCAAAAAAATCTGCCATGCCATACTCATCCCACAAATGATCGGGGATTTCTTCCTTGTCTCTATATTCCACATACAAATCCATGCCATTTTCAATGGTGCCGCAGAATCCCATTCCGGGTTCCCAATACGAACCATTTAGAATGTATCCTTGACGGTGCAACTCATCATACAAACCATTAGGCGGTGCCCAAGCGGTATTGAATGATACAGATACTTCATTATCTACAACAACAGCAGAGTCACCATACTCATCCTTACCAAAGTCCCACTTGACACCCCAGTTATTTATGCACCACTTGTACCAATAGTCTGGACTACTCTCGTCCATAATAATCTTACCATCCTTGTCTTTAGGACACGGAAGATAGTGGTCACATGTATTCCCTGAGTTATAGGCATCAGCAAACTCCTGCACTTTAGCAGGATCAGCGTGAGAAACCGTTATATTGTTCATGCACCAGTTAGGCATATTAGACTCTTTCTTCCAAAATGTAGACTTGTTTGCCGTCAGTTAGTAAAGTAGCATACTCGCTATCGTCCCACACAAACTCGTTAGAGTCACTCTCTCGTCGCCAGTGTGGATCACGAATAGGATTATAGAACACCTTTTCAAGATTGTCAATAGGCAACTTTGGATAAAATGTTTTGCGAAGCATCACTTCGTCACACTTTACCCAACCGCTCACATCATGAACTCCAGCCTCAAATACTTGTTTAGCCTTGTTTGGCTTGTTTATCAACTTACAACCCCGCATCTCTAACTGATACTCATTAGGATCGTAATAATATACATCAACTTTCTTTCTACCCTGCATGACTTTTACTTGCCAGTGCATATAATGTTCGCCCCTACTCAGGTGGAAACGAACTTCGCCATGTAATGGTTTAGGAGTCATATTCATTCCGCCATTGACGTTCAATATCCCTACGGGTACGCTGTCGCTTGGGGCGATTATCGAACACCGTAAACTTGTGTTCTTGGTGTCCCTGCCGCATTTCCCACGGCATAACTTTCTTGATTTTGATTACGTTGCGGCGTGGCCGCATATCGTCGTTGTTGTGGAGGGTAATCATACCATATACCGTTTTCGTGTTGATAGTAAACTTTGTCAGTGTTAGGATCGTAAGCCATCAGACAGTATTGTATTGGATAGTTTGTTTTTGTCAATACCTCGTTTTGCGATAACGTAGGTATTTTTATCACGCCAGTTTGAACATCTTTTATTCCCGTATACACCAGACCGCAAATCGTAATGATCACGCCAATCCATTGAATCATGATGCCTGTCTCCTTTTTCATATAAGGATTATCGACATTCCTGCTCAGAAACTTTAGGCTGGCTGACTATCTCTCACAAAATGATCTTGATTATTTGGGTGGTACACCACTGCATATTGCACAGTCCGCTCAACCCACACATTTTGCCCAAACTCATCTCGGGCCTTCACGTATGCATCAAACTGACTAGGGGACGATACATACCCCGCAAACCGATTATCTTTCCAAACTCTCCAAATATACATACGTGTCTCCTATGCAACTATCATACCATACCTATCGGCACAGTCAAGAAAAAACTTTAGGTTGTAAGTCTATATTTGATAAGGGTTTACGTCAAATCTCCCCGGCCCCGTTCGCCGTAACCCTAATGGCTACAAGGGTTTACGTCACATCGTCCAACCGGCTTCTGCTGCCACTAGTTTAGTGGGGATTACAATAGTATCGGGAAGTGCTGTAACGTAGTCTTTCATACCACGCTCGTCAATGTAAAAATGTTCATCTAATACGTCAAACTTGTTAGTCTCACCTAGTGCTACAATCGCAGCCTCAAGGGGAGTTTTATCTGTAGAGTAGATAAGTTCTAGCGTGTTAGACTTAATGTAATACTTACTCATGGCAGCAACCGCCTTTTCTGCAAGTGATGCAAAAACACCTATTTTCGTTTACTACGCTTTCATCTCCAGTGTCAATACATACCATCACCTTATGACCATCACGATTTACAAATCCAACATTGCCAGCGTGATTATCTCCAAAACTAAATCCATATTCTTCCATATTGCAAACTAGATTGCTCATCTCATCACAATATTCATCTTCTAGTTCTTCACGATCACAACAGTAGCAACCATTACCGGGGCAGCAGATTAGTTCCGCGATTTCTGTAACATATCCCCAGCCAGTTAGACTCTTATCACTCTTACGAACACGACCGACTTGACTATAAACATACGGGGCTAGATTATACATTGACAGTTCTACTTGATTAGTATGGGCAATCTCTGCATCTTCTTTGGATTGGAAGATTTTAAACCCACGATTTTTCTTACCCTTGAGTTTATAAAACGATGATGCACAACCAGCACCGCTACGCTTCTTTACAATAGTATACATCGTCAACTCCCAAGGCTAATAAGTACGGTATCGTCCAGACCACCAAAGTCAATAGTAATATCTAATACTTGTTCAAGCATACTCTTGCTAATCAAGGTATCCTCGTTAGTGCCAAATGAAATATCACTATGGGATATTTCCTCTATAACATGACCATAATCTAGAGTGTTCTGCTCACAAACATCGGCAAGCGTAACACAATCGTATGTAAAAACTTTCATCTTATCCTCAGTGTGATGGAAACAACACGTTAGCCAAACCCTTGACGCACAGATTACAGTCTACACTACCCTTCGTCGGAGTGCAAGTCACAACGCCGCGACCACGACGGATTTCGGGGCAAGTGATAAACTTCTCGCCGTCGAGAATCACAAGTTTGGGCAGACTCTTACGCCAAGCATCGGCAAGGTTTTTACGCTTGGGGCGTTTCTTCGCAATCTTCTCATCGCTATCGCACCATGCGAACAGTTTGAATCCGGCGAGTGATGCCGTAGCCTTGTCATTAGCGTTATGCACACTAGCATAGACCGCCATATACTTTTCCATAGCCACAAGTCTAGCGTCGTAGATATGGGTATAAAACCACATATCGGGCAGAATCTTACCTTCGCTCACAATGCTATCACAAGCCCAAATAACATTGTTCACATAATCCATATCCAGTTTACCGTCAAGAAACCAATCGCCACGCTCATGCCAACGAATAGATTTTCCTTGACGAATAGCGTCCAGAATCATGGAGCGAATACGCCCACGCTCAGTGATAACATTCTGCATACCAGCAGGACGCACGTTAGGATACATTTTCTCGGTTTGCTCTGCATAGCAACCGTTACCCAAAAATGCACACGTTGACGGACAAGTATCACCAACTGGCCTAGAAACGACCAAACAACCCTTGCCCAACTTGTCATTACCGTTTGCAACTTTCATGATTCTCTCCCTTGTGTTCACCGATTCTACACTATACATCGGCACAGTCAAGGGGAAATCTTGAGAAAATCTTTGGCATAGGATTCGCGGCCCGCCCCGCTATTCCTAAATACTTGATAGATAAGGACTTACGACAAGATAACGAGAATGACGGGACTTGAACCCGCAACCTCTAGCGTGACAGGCTAGCGATCTAACCAGTTGATCTACATTCCCAAATGACCCCACAGGGAATCGAACCCTGATTCTCGGAGCGAAAATCCGATTTCCTAACCGTTAGAAGATGGGGCCAAAGCACACAGGGTAGGATTCGAACCTACATCTGACAAATTAACAGTTTGGGGCATTACCATTATGCTACCTGTGTTCACGTTATTCTGGATACTTACAAAATTCTATACCTACATATCTAGCGTCGTTAGTTTGTCTCATAAATGTTCTATTTCTATGGCAGTTGCAACATACAACGTCACACTTACTTATTTCTTCTTTAATTTTTTCTAATGCTATAGTGTGTTGAGAGAACTCTGATATATTAAAACTTTTATCATCTCTAGTATGATCAAACTCTAATAGCCAGTATGGATAATCCTCTCCACAATCAGCACATCTTTTACCAGACTTATACTCTTGTATGTATCTTTTAACCTTTGTTCTATATTCTTTGGTTCTATTTTGAGTTTTATCTTTTTGACCTATACCTACATGATACGCTATTGTTCCTTTGGAACATCCAAGTTTTGCTTGTATATCTCTGTAAGAATAACCTTGTGCTTTTAGTTCTAATATTTGTTCTTTCATTTTCATCTTTAAATCTCCTTTGGTATAGTATTATACACCAACTGAGCCTAAAGATTCGAACCGTAAATGCCCGAGTAGGATTCGAACCTACAACCGAGGGAACCAAAATCCCTTGCTCTGCCAGTTAAGCTACCGGGCAATCAATCAAAGCCCACAGAAGGAATCGAACCCTCATCCGATGATTACAAATCAACTGTAATAGCCTTTATACTATGCGGGCAAGTGGGATTTTTAAAATGGAATCCCACAAAACCACTAGGGCAGTCCTACGTCTAGCATGGGCTAGGGTCAGACCACATCCCGTAACTCAAACATCAGCCTCCGAAGCATAAATATTGTACCACTCATTGCTGTCATCATATACGATGATATCTCGCTCATCATCGCCAATGAGTTCTTCGTATTCTTCTTGATCGTAAGGGCCGCACCACTTCATGACGTTTTCGTTATACATAGTATTCCGGGAGGTTAGAGGATGGTTTTATCTATTATACTTTATACACACGAAAAAGTCAATGGGTCATGTAGGACTTGAACCTACAACCAACGGATTAAAAGTCCGATGCTCTGCCGATTGAGCTAATGACCCAAAATACGGGTGTCTGCCATACTCGACTGTCTTTTATCTATGGCTTCTTTGATATCATTCTACCATAGACCCGTATGTTGTCAACTATCTAAATCTTCGTCGTTATCCTCAATATGGGAGGTCAGATCTTCTACGATATTCTCAATGTATTCTACGTATTCTTCGTCAGAGTGAGTCTCTAGCCACTGATCCATTAGTTCGCCAGCCATAATGTCCTGCAAATATAGAGTGATATCTTCGGGCCACTCATGAAATGGCTTCTTGATAACGCTCTTTATCTCTTTACTGGTATACGTCCCAAAGATATTCATTCTGTTCCCCTAGCGTATGTATCGACATTCTACCTTCAAAAGTTTAGTTTGTCAAGCCCTACTGACGCTGACTATCTGCAAAACATCGATCTTCATTCTTTGGGAGATACATCCCCCTCGCAGTGTATTCACTCATACCATATTGACATAGTATAACTCCCTATATCATTATGTCAATCCTCTTTCCATTGAATCGTTGGCGTTGACGGCCCATAGTATCGATACAGATATTCAAAATCATTATTTCCATATCTTTCATATTGCAAAATCAAATCACTCACCCTGCACTGGTATAGCGTAGGAGGAGTCATTTTATTCCACTTGTAACGCCTATAACCATCCTTAGTTATGCAAGTTATCCAATCCTTGCCAAACTCCAAAATAGTCGCCCAAACATTCTTACCATTGTAGGTAAAGTTTAGGGTATTGCTAACCCAGTAGGGATAATAGGGATTATTACAGTTCATATTCAGACCTCACAAATATGCTTGTTACAACGGATATTACTAGCAGACGGATACTTGCTAAAAACCTTACGCTCAACATCACTCTTGGTAGCATACCTTGCCCCAAGTTTCCAAGTCCAAGTCTTACCATCCATAGAGAACGTCACAGTCCAGCCAGTATGGATATGTTCGTGTCTCACATTACCCCACATATCCCTACTCATCCGATAACCATTCCAACTCATCTTTTCACTCTCTTTCTTCTACTTCTATTATCGACATTCTACCATTGGAACTTTAGCCTGTCAAGCAGAAAATAAAAGATTTTTTGATTTGTCGTAAAGTGTTGTGGCGTAAGGACTTACGGCGAACGCGGCCCGCCCGCCTAGCCCTAACTCCTTTGCCCGCAAGGACTTAGGAGAAGGGTCTAGGTTATCGGGTTAGTTAGTGAACATCAGAACAGGTATGCTACACCCATGTTATAAAGCAAGTTACCAACCGGTGTACGCTTGCACATATCACTACGTTCAGCGTAGAACTGTCGGTGTTCACCATCGCTCATCTGACACGTAACTAGCGTAGGTGTACGCTTGAAGTTCTTGTCACTACGACGGTAATCGCTAGTAAAGTCAAGCCTACCAAGTTCCCAATGGTCAAGGTGACGAATACTAACTACCTTCGCAAGATACCTTTCATAAGTTCCGGTCACTGGTTGGAAGTATCGAAAGTTATATACAGTACCAATAACAGCATTAGCAAGGCTATCATGCACACCCCTATAGACGTTATAGAGAAAGAAAACAACAACCGCCGCAGCGGCACAAGCAACAATCACACCAACCGTAAACGCATCATTCATGCCTAATCAACTCCTTAGTGGGTAAACCTTTTCAACCATTGTACACTAGTTATCGGCCAATGTCAAGCCTCAACTTTAGAAATCTTCCCCGTAGTAACCGTAATCCTCATCCGTTCCCCAACCGGCGGATTCCATCGCGGAATCATGGTCGCCGTCCATACTGTCATCATAGACATCATCATCAAACTGGCTTTCAACCTCATGATCAGCATCGTGATGATAGGACGAACTATCCTCACCATAGAAATCGTCGTGGTAATCGTACTCGTAATCATCAAAATGGGTAGCCATTTCATCATCCTCATAAGAGTTATCGGGATCGTAGCAGGGATCTGGGTGACTCATGATTTTCTCCTATTCAAGAAACATACCATACAAAACCATCCTCGTCAAGCATCGTAATCGGCTCGGGGTAAATCTCATCGGCCAACTCATCGGCCAGCCCCGTGACTTCGGCCCAATCCATCGGGTGGCACGTAGGCTCATCAATCGGCTCGGCCATCGGCTCAAGCGTACCCTGCTCGGCTAGTTCAGCGAGGATACGGTCAACATCATCAAACTCGTACATGGCATTCGCTCCGTTGGTGCTGTCAATCATCATGCTCTGATTCTACACCTATTATCGGCTATGTCAAGCCCCAACCTACAAATATTTTTCCTTAAAAAGATGACAGGATTCGGACTACTTTTGGCACACGACTTGCTACTAGCAAATACCATGCCAAAAATCGGCGGCGGCCCGCCCCGCTCGTCGTAAACCCTTGTTAGATATAGAGTTACGTCAACTGTTCACGATCCAAGCCGCTATACATCCGATCACGAATGATACCGCTAGTGTAACTTTGTCTAGTGTACGCATAGTCAGTCCTTTTTCACTGGAAAAACAAGATCACAAACAAGCCAACAACCAGCAACGCCAGCAACAAATCCCACACCTACACACACCCAGTTTATATCGACCATCCGTGGCCCCTTTCTTTATGAAACCAAAATGTTATCTTCAAACGGAGTACCATCACTCAAAAACCACTCAAAGTTTTTCTGATAAACCCGCACGGGGCTATACTGGTTGATTCTCTTTTTCGTAGTATGGGTGCGATATCCACCACTGTTCAACTTCACCATACCATTAGGAGAAAAAACCACTACCTTAGTGCCATGCAACTCAATAGCCACACTTCCATCATATTCAATATAAGCGTAGGTATTATTTCCAACCTTACGCTGGCTACGATTACGCTTGCCCAAAACCATCTTTGTCGCTTCGGCGTGAGTCATTTTCTTTCCTTTTGGTTACTTCTCTTATATCGGTATTCTACAGGATGAAACTTTAGGTGTCAACCCTCAAAACTGAACGGCGACACTTCGTGACCGCTGGCGGCGATCAACTCGTACTGTGACCGCAAAGCCTCAACACGCTCACACGAACCGGGCTTTCCAACCTTTACGATCATGGTATCGTCACCGCCAATCAAACGACCGTCCACGCTTTCAATCTTGGTAGATCGGCCACGACGCAGAGCCTTGCGATTGAACTTGAGAATCTTTTCCGAACGAATCGGACCGTACTCGCCGTTTGCGAGTCGCGGTTGGTGAGGGATTGCGATTCCCAAAAAGCACATGCGAGCCTGACGCTTTGCATCTTCGATGATCTTGAACTTGGTAGCCATTTTCTTTTTCCTCTTGGTGATTGGTGAAGTGTATGAAACTTTTTCCGCCGTCGCAACCCCCATTCAGAGGGAGCGATTCTTTTTGTTGTATTCGATCATCGCCTTTTCGTCTTGAATGGCACGAACGACGCTAGCACGGAAAGCCGTAACCAGCACATCGTAACCCATCTTGATATCGTGCAGGTGGTAGAATCCACTGGCATCCTTACTCAGCACGAATCCAACCTTCACGGCTTCCATCTTCAGATTTTTCATTTTCATTCTCTCTTTCTTTACCCTTATATAGAGCAATCGGTGTGCCAATACAGAAATATTCTGAAGTGCTGTTTTCCTCGGGAAAAACGCTATGCTATTTTTTGTGCCTAGATTTTGAGCGTAGCATTTTGCAACACACTGTATCATTTTGCGTTAGCGATTTCAGCCGCGAAACTATGGTAGTGTAGCATTTTGCGACGGGTTACCCATCTTACCATGCCCATTCTGTGAGCATAGGATTTTTTTATTCCTTGGCATTGTAGTTGCGTCGTTACTCGTCGTAAGTCTTTGTGGCGTAAGGGTTTACGTCGAATGCGGCCCCCCGGCAACCCCCCTAAGTAGTGGTGTACACCCTTTCACCCCCTACTCCAGTTGTCAAGCCCCCACAACGGGGGAACGATTCTTTCGGTTGTATTCGATCATGTGCATTTCGTCGATGATGATTCGCACCACTTCGCACATGGTTCGATTCCGGTTCACGGTATAGCCTACGCGATTATCGAACACGTTGTAAAGGCCATTCGTTTGCGGAAGGATCGTGAAGCCAGCCTTGTAGGCATAGGCACGAAAATTTTGACGAATGGTTGACTCTTTGGGGATTCTCATTTGGTTCTCTCTTTCTTTCTTACTTATCGGATTCTGGCCTGTCAAATACCTTAGAGAATCGTACCATCACCACGAATACGGTACATGATACCGCCGATGCTATACAACACGATACCTTCGCCCATGTGCTGCACGAACGTGGCCGAATATCCATGACGGGCGACTAGGCAGCGAACAGTGTTTTGGACTTGGATGGTCATTTCTTTTTTCCCTTGTGTTGATTCTATTGTAGCGTATTGCTTTTAGGTGTCAAGCCCCCTTTTCGCATTCTTTTTTGTAGATAGGATAGAACTCTTCGAATGGAAGATTAGTGTACTTGAGTACACCGCCAACGTATAGATCGTAATGGTTTCGCGTACCCTCAGTCACTGTCCAAACGATGTATCGGTGATCTTGTGTCCAAGTCTTCATTTTCTTTTTCCTTTTCTTTCTCTTATTCTAGCAGATTTTTCTAGGGTGTCAAGCCCGATTTTTTGCGGGAACCAGATCGACCCTAACAATGTCGTTAGTATCGAAACCTTGGGAACGCATGTAGCGGTAAACCGCACCAAGGGAACCGCAGCGGTATACCCTGTAGGATTTGCCATTTTTCATATGCACTACATTATCGTGCGTGTAAACTGGCGGAAGGGAACGGATGAAACTGTTAACTGTAGTGGACTTTTCCATTTTCTTTTTCTCTTTCTTTCTCTATTATACTTATCGGCTTTTGGTTGTCAAGGGCTTGATTCTGAATCTTTCGTAAGGTTCAGATCATCCTCTGAAAGTATCGAACCTTCAAAGGATCTTGGGTAATCTTTCCATTCTGAATAAGGTATATTACCTTACCATTCTTTACCATAGCAGTAGTGTTTTGGGTAATCTTAATCATCGTAATCATCTTTCTTTCTCTCTTTCTTATGCCATATATAAGAGCAATCGCCGTGCCAAGCATAGATTATTTTTTTGTGCGTATTTCTCGGGGAAAACGCTATGACATTTTTTGTGCCTAGGTATTGAGCGTAGCATTTTGCTACAGCGTGTAGCATTTTGCGTTAGTGTTTTAGGCCGAGATATTGAGGTATTGTATCATTATGCAACACCTTACCCATCTTACCATGCACACATACTATGCACTGCATACTCTATTCCCATCACACATACTCGTCGTAAGTCTATACGTACCAAGGGTTTACGTCACACGCGGCCCACCCACCATGAGAATGTTAAGGTGGGATACCGGGGGGTTTTATCTTATAGAATGCTTGGGTGAGATTTGTGGGAAAAACGAGGGGTGGTTCTAACAAAATTCACAAAATATATATTAATGTACTACCCTATCCTCCCCGATTGCCCCTACTAGCAACGCATGAATCTGCCAAAATATCGTTACTGAGTGTATAACAATGTATAGGAGACAATATATGAAACAAACAATCGAAACGCAATTGGATTGCAAGGCAACAGCCTCATTTCAAGACGAAATACTAGAAGATATGAACAAGCAGGATGGATCATTAGCTTCGTTGCTCCAAAAAGACAACAGTAATGAGGATAACGATGACCAAGCAAACTCCAGCGATTGAATTAGTATCTAATTTAGATAATAGCAATGATTTAGTTCTTTGTGGTATTGATGGTATAGATAGGGCTAATTATAAACTATCATTCGCCCAATACTATGGTATCATTAATGAAGATTGCTTGATTCACAAGCATTTTGAGTTTGGTGAAGACAATAAGTTTTACTATACTGTACTATCGCTAGTCGATAACGAAGTCGTTCGTCACGAAAGCGGTTTTGGTTATATATATCAAGACGGCCCCAATAGAATACTAAAACGCTCCATACCCATATTTGAGGGCAAGCGATTAGATCACAGGCAACTAGTTAAGAGCATTAGCGTCAAGTTTGTTTGTGACCCCTCTCGCATTAATCTATTAATAGCATCTTATCCAGAAGAATACGCATTCGCCCTTCATGATGACAACTGCGTTTTATCGTCTAAAGGATTTGCCCGCCCTCATTCTATTCAAATAAAGCCCCACTCTTTCTTAGCTCGCGTAAATGACAGTGATCTTCGTAGCGTATCGTTTGTTAGTGATGAATTTTCAGATATTGTGTCCAAGTCTATTAAACATTTTTCTTATGATGAAAAAACAGACTCTTTAAAATTTTTTGATGGAACAAGATGGAGATCGCTACAATGGTCAGAAAACGAGGAATGAAAGTTCCTAAAAACATGACAGAACAACAGGTTATAGATCAGATTAACATTGTCGTTAATAGGATATCGGCCCGCTATACTTTTCATGGATATGAGCTTGAAGATATAAAACAAGAAGCTTTTATTATTTGCATGGATGCGCTGGATCGCTACGATCAAAAACGCCCCCTTGAAAATTTCTTGGCCGTTCATCTTTCAAATAGACTGAAGAATTTTGTTCGTGATAATTTCTATATTAAGGGCGAAGAAGATAAGAAGAAGATACTTAAACCTAGTAGTTTATCTTATGAAGATTTTATTCCCGCAGAACACCACGAAAACGACAATAAAATAGATGCCAAGTCCTTACAAGAGTCTATTGATAGCAAGTTACCATCAGAATACCGTTCTGACTATCTCAAAATAATAAATGACGTTTACGTTCCTAAAAAGAGAAGAGAAGAAATCATTGCGTTAATTAAGGAGTTGCTAGATGAAGAAGGGTAGAATCTCTAAAGATGAGGAGCGAATAATCGGTCGCCTAATAGACCACGTTACCGTCGAGGACATTGCAAAGCAACTTGACCGCGACGTTGAGAGCATAGACAGCTTCGTCAAAAGAAAATTCCAAGTGGGCCTGTCTAATGAAGAGGCCGCCGCGTATTCACTAGAAAGTCGCCCATACTGGGTAGAATTAGAGAGTCAATTTACTCCTTCTGAGTTAGAGCTTTTTAAATACCACTGGTCGCGCATAATTTCACAGTTCAAGGATGATGTATTTCCAACAGAAGAGCTACAGGTAGTTGATGTTATAAAGCTTGAAATACTTATGAACCGCTGCTTAAAAAGTAATAAAGATAACCTTAATGAGATGACTACCTTAGAAAAAATGTTAGCAGACGAGCGCGCCGTAGATAAAGATCAACGCGACCATGACTATGTTCTAAATCTAGAGCGTCAATTAGCATCCTTACGGGCCTCTCAAGAGGCTCTTAACCGCGACTACCGCGAACTTCAGACCAAGAAGGCCGCTATACTACGAGAAATGAAAGGCACACGCGAGCAGCGCATCAAGAGACTTGAAGATAGTAAGCAGAGCTTTACTTCTTGGGTAGCTCACCTAATGCAAGACCCCGAAACGCTGAAACGATACGGGATTGAAATGGAAAAGATGAGATTGGCTATGATGAAAGAGAGGGAACGCTTGAGCGCGTTCCATAAATATGAAGACGGGCAAATTGACCAACCATTCTTAACTCCAGATACGGTGATAGAATGAAAATTATTAAGGCCATATATGGCGACAAAGATGTAACAGATATCGTAACATCAAGAGTTAAAAATAATAGCCTTGTTATACAAGCTTCCAATTCAATTTTTGGAGATCCTTGTGTTGGAAAAATTAAACATCTCATTATAGATGCAGAAATTAACGGGATATCTGAACAGTATTCTGTACAAGAGAATTCTTTTATTACTTTGCCAAAAACTAAACAGTCTAGATTAGGTATATTCTATTCTAATAACAATGAAGATAAAATAAATCCTTGTATACTCAAATCATTAGAATGTATTAAGAAGGCCGCAGATGGTAAAGCAGATATAATAACAAATGTATGGAATAGTTTTGGAAATAAAAACCCTTTCTTAGAGACTATATCTTGGACTAAAACTTCTTCTCACCTTAATCAAACTTTACAAATATTACAATGTTTGTATATGGGAAGAGCTACTGGTGATTACAAATATGTTAGCTTTTTAGAGCATGATGTTCTATATCCAGAGGGCTATTTTGATTATGACGATTTCGACAATGAATGTATATCTAATTCAAACTATATTGGTTTGTGCAAAAGCGGATTTCAACCACAAAATGCTAATCACCAACCATTAAGTCAAATAACTATGAAAATGGATTTTGCCATCAATCATTTCGAATCTATTCTTCCAAATGCTATATTGTTAAATTCTGGACTTGTTGAACCACATGTTAAAATAAATTTTTGGAAATGTAAAAATCCAAGCATTCATGTAAATCATGGAAGACATTTTACTTCTCATTATGTAATATATAGCAAAGATACATTTAGCGAAGATCCATACTGGGGTCATTATAGCCAATACTCCAACTTATTTTTTTAAAGGACTAATATGAAATCAATAATATTTGGAATAACAGGACAAGACGGTAGCCACTTAGCTGATCTATTATTAGAGAAAGACTACGAAGTAATTGGGGTTAGCAGAAGAGCAAGCACAGATAATACACAAAGAATAAAACATATATTAAATCATCCTAGATTCAAATTGGAAGAGGGTGATATAACAGATACAAGCAGTGTCATCAATATATTTAGAAATAACGAAGATGTAGATGAAATCTATAATCTAGCGGCTCAATCGCACGTAGGCACATCATTCACGCAGCCATCCCTAACTTGGGATATAACCGGTAAAGGCTGTCTTAATATATTACAAAGTATGGTTGATCTTGAAATGCTTGGTTCAAGATTTTATCAAGCTTCTTCTAGCGAAATGTTTGGAAAATCATATGACATTGACGCCAATGGTATTAAATACCAAGACGAAAATACTAGATTTTTGCCTCAGTCTCCATACGCCATAGCTAAAGCGGCATCTCACTACGCCGTTAGACTATACCGTGAAGCATATGGCATTCATGGAAATTGTGGAATATTGTTTAATCATGAGGGGCCACGCAGAGGCGACAATTTTGTCACCAAAAAAGTAGTGAATTGGGTAGTTAGTTTTATTAATTGGCTAGAGTATAACAGTTTTGACATAAAACACCTATGCTACTCCGACATAGAAATCTTTGGATTATATGATAAAAAGTTTCCTAAATTAATGTTAGGTAATTTAGATGCCTATAGAGATTGGGGTTATGCTGGCGATTATGTCGAAGCAATGTGGATGATGTTGCAGCAAGATGAACCAGATGATTATGTAATCTGTACAGAGAATACATATTCCATAAAAGATTTACTTGATGTGTCTTTTGGGTATTTTAATATAGAATGGGATAATTTAGTTGGCATAGATCAAAAATTCTATAGACCTGCGGAAGTAGATTACCTACGTGGCAGATCTACTAAAGCAAGAAATAAACTGGGATGGAATCCAAAATATGATCTAAATGGTCTTATTAAACTCATGATAGATGAAAAGTTAAATGAGAAACTACAGAATAATGCTAGACATATCGAATGTCTTCATTAAAATAAAACACCTATTTCTTAAATCTTATAATAGCCCATTTCCAACTATTTTTATTACAGCCAAGGATCCAGACGAAGCGTGTTTTGAAGCACTAAATGATTTAATTAATATAATCATGAAACAAAATACTTCTATAGAAATGCGAATAGTATGTAGAGACATACGCAGAAGATCTAGAATAGATAAAATATATCAACTATGAAAAGAAATTATGACGATCCAGCATATGAGCAATTTAGAAAATCTGTTCTTAAAAGAGATAAAAGAAAGTGCATGATGCCGGGATGCGGAAAGAAAACGCAACTTCAAGTACACCATATTAAAAAGTGGTCTAGAGCCAGCGCATTGAGATATGAAACTTCTAATGGAATTACTTTATGCAGAAAGTGCCACGACTCTATTAAGGGATATGAACATCAATACGAAAATATGTTTAGGATAATAATTAATGACTTATAAAGTAGCTCCCCCATTCACTGTAATCAAAGATACAAGAGAGCAAGACGGCTATTTCTTTAGTGCGTTCAATACTTGTGCTGGCATGATAGAAGAAAAATTAGATACTGGGGACTATTCCATAAAAGGGATGGAAGATAAAATCTGTATAGAACGCAAAGGTTGCGTAGAAGAACTGGCAATAAACTTGGGTCAAAAGAAACATGCATTCTTAGCAGAAATAGAAAGAATGGAATCGTTTCCACACAAATTTATAGTACTAGAGTTTTCGCTAGAAGATTTGATAAAATTTCCAGAAGAAACTAGAATACCAGTTAAAAATAAAGCATCATTAAAAATAACTGGCAAGTACATGCTAAAATGTCTTTTTGAGTTTCAATTATACAATAATGTTCATATTCTTTTTTGTGGCAATAAATATAATGCTTTTCTCGCAGTTAGTAGTATCCTAAAAAGAGTAAATGAAATGTACACAATAGGGAGGAAAAAATAATGGAACCAGAACTATTGAAAGATTTTCATGACTATGGAGCTAATATTGCCACTAGGGAAATATTTCTTCACAATCATTACCATGCTGAAGATAATCAAAATCCCGGTGTAGAATATAAAATGTCCAATACTTTTATTAAGAACTTAAGAGCATTAGACATGAGAAGCAATGCCAATATCACTATTCATTGTCATAGTATTGGCGGCGAATGGACTGATGGTATGGCAATATATGATGCTATACAGATGTGTAGATCATATGTAACTATTATTATATATGGGCAAGCTGAGTCCATGAGTAGTATTTTTATGCAGGCTGCTGATTATCGTTATATGACTCCAAACGCCCATTTTATGAGTCATTATGGGTCATCAGATATAAATACTGATTATCTAAGTGCAATGAATCAAGCTGATTATGAACGAAAAACTGCCGACACTATGTTTAATGTATATGCTACTAGATGTGTAGAAGGAAAGTTCTTTTATGAGAAATTTGGTAAAAAACCTAGTGTTAAACAAGTAAAACAATATTTAATTCGCAAGCTAAAGTCTGGAGATTGGTATTTAAATGCAGAAGAAGCAGTTTACTATGGTTTTGCTGACTCTATATTGCGTAATTGGCACTTTACAGAATGAGTAAAGACAAGCTTAAAGTAATCGATGAGGCTTGGCTTGGATTAGATGTTATTGATACTGACATCTTTAATCCAATGTCTATACTTAATTCTTCTGATGATGACTTTCATTTGAAGCTTTCTTGGCTGATGAGTAGACCAGAGTATTTATCATTTTTATGTCATCAAATACTCAACATTCAACTGTTACCATCACAATCCTTAATTATCAATGAATTATGGGTTAGAAAGTTCCCTATGCTTGTGGGCAGTCGAGGTCTTGGAAAATCATTTCAATTAGCACTATATTCTATCATTCGCGGGATGCTATTACCAAAAAGGAAAATTGTTATTGTTGGTGCCGCATTTAGACAGTCAAAAGTGTTATTTGAATATATGGAAACTATATGGCGTAACGCCCCAATGTTAAGAGATATGTGTGATAGTAATAGTGGTCCAACCAGAGATGTTGATCGCTGCACTATGAGAATCAATGAGAGCGTCATAACTTGCTTGCCTCTTGGCGACGGACAGAAGATTAGAGGCCAAAGAGCAAATGATATTATTGCTGACGAATTTGCCTCTATTCCTAGAGATATCTTTGAAAATGTTGTCGCCGGTTTCGCTGCCGTAAGTGCAGATCCAGTTCAGAATGTTAAAAGAATGTCAGCTAAGAAAAAAGCTGCTGAACTAGGCATAGAGTTAGAAACTGAAGAAGACAACCCAGAAATCAAAGATAATCAAATTATACTATCTGGCACAGCATATTATGACTTCAATCACTTTGCAACATACTGGAAAAAGTGGAAAGCCATTATCAAGAGTCGCGGAAATATTGCTAAATTGACAGATGTATTTGGCGGCGATAAGCCCCCAGAGACATTTGATTGGCGTCAATACTCTATAATAAGAATGCCGTATGAACTTTTACCAGCAGGCTTTATGGATGCTGACCAAGTAGCAAGATCAAAAGCTACCGTACATGCTGGTATTTATCAGATGGAATATGGCGCTTGCTTCACTAGAGACAGTCAAGGATTCTTTAAAAGATCACTAATAGAATCTTGCGTAGTTGGCAGTGATGAATATCCAATTAAAGACTCAGCTGGAAATACAATTAAGTTCGAAGCTACGCTAATCGGAGATAAAAATAAACGATATATTTTTGGTGTTGACCCAGCATCCGAAGTAGATAATTTTAGCATTGTTGTTCTAGAAATTAATGGAGATCATAGAAGAATAGTACATTGCTGGACTACTACTAGGCAGGAACACAAAGAAAAAGTTAAAAAGGGATATGCTAATGAAAGTGATTTCTATGCATATTGTGCCAGAAAAATCAGAGATTTGATGAAACTTTTTCCATGCGTTCATATTTCTATGGATGCGCAGGGCGGCGGTATTGCGATAATGGAATCTTTACATGACCATGATAAAATAAAAGATGGCGAGTTGCCAATATGGCCTATAATAGATGATAATAAACCAAAAGATACTGATGGAGAACGTGGCTTGCATATCCTTGAAATGTGCCAATTTGCTAAATATGAGTGGCTATCAGAAGCAAATCATGGTATGAGAAAAGATTTTGAAGATAAAGTATTGTTATTTCCATTTTTTGACTCTGTAACTTTAGGTTTGTCCAACTCTGAAGACGGTCTTAAAAATAGGATGTATGACACGCTTGAAGAATGTGTAATGGACATTGAAGAACTTAAAGATGAATTATCTATGATACAGATGACACAGACAAATAGCGGAAGAGATAGATGGGATACTCCAGAAGTTATCGTTGGAACTGGCAAAAAGAGTAAAATGAGAAAAGATAGATATTCTGCTCTTTTGATGTCTAACATGGCTGGCAGAACTATACAACGCACTCCAACCCCAGAAGAATATCAGTTTTATGGAGGTTTTGCAACTGGTGGCCACACTCCAGAAAAAAATGATGAGAGGCTATATAGTGGCCCAAGCTGGTTCTCTGATCACATGAAAGATGTGTATTAAAAAGTAGCATTCCAATTACATTCCAATTAAGGGAAAACCATGAGCGATGACATGATAACTTGGTCTGATGATGACTTTTCTAGCAAATCTAACGCTATGGAAAAATTGTCTGACAATATTGATGCATATTCTGGTTTAAATAAATCTTCTGCAAGTAGTGCCTATAGAACATTTATTGACATTGAACCAAATAGGTCAGTAAGGCCCGGTTTTAATAAGCTAGATTATTACGCATTCCGACAAACAGAATCTGTTCCAAATCAGCAACGTCGAATCATCAAGATGTGCATGGATGCTTATGATAAAGTTGGAATTATAAGAAATATTATTGATTTAATGGGTGACTTTGGAAGTCAAGGCATAAGTATAGTTCATCCCAATAAAAGTGTTGAAAAATTTTATCAACAATGGTTTAAGAGTGTAAATGGCAAAGAAAGATCTGAAAGATTTTTAAACAATCTCTATAAGACCGGCAATGTAATTATGTACAGAAGTTTTGCCAATGTTACTCCAGAACTTGAAAAATATATGAAATCTTTAGCTAAAGATATCAAGGTAGAAGTTCCTAATGTAAAACAAAATCAAATTCCTTGGAGATATAACTTCTTTAGTCCTCTAACTGTAGAGATGAAAGAGGGCAAACTTGCACTTTTTATGGGAATATCAAATTATACCTTAAGTGCTGGAACATTTTTAGATACATTTGCTGGCGGCACCATACCAAATGATGTTCTTGACAGCCTTCCGGTTGATATTAAACGCGCGCTAATGAATAAAGAAAAAAGAATACCTCTTGACTCAGAAAGACTATGCGTATTTCATTATAAGAAAGATGATTGGCAGATGTGGGCTAATCCAATGATATATGCCATTCTTGATGATATCATTATGTTAGAAAAAATGAGATTGGCAGACATGTCTGCTCTGGACGGTGCTATATCTAACATCAGACTTTGGACTCTTGGAAATCTTGAACATAAGATTTTACCAAATAAAACAGCTATTAATAAATTACGTGATATTCTAGCCAGTAATGTTGGTGGTGGCACAATGGAATTAGTTTGGGGGCCAGAACTAAGCTTCAAAGAATCAAGCAGTGAGGTATACAAGTTTCTAGGTTCAGAAAAGTATACCGCCGTACTCAATAGTATATATGCTGGATTAGGTGTACCGCCAACGTTAACTGGTATGGCTACAAACGGTGGTGGCTTTACTAATAACTTTATTTCATTGAAGACTCTTGTAGAAAGACTACAGTATGGTCGAGATCAATTAACTAGATTTTGGGAAAAAGAAATTGAATTAGTTAGGCAGGCTATGGGCTTTAGATACAAAGCTTACATTCAATTCGATCAAATGACTTTATCTGATGAAGCCGCAGAAAAAGCTCTTCTCTTACAGCTTGTTGATAGAGATATTATTAGTCAAGAAACTGTTCTTGAAAGATTTAAAGAAATTCCACAAATTGAAAAAATTAGACTACAAAGAGAGTTTGAAGATAGACAGGGTGAGGATACTCCAGATAAAGCTGGACCATTTCATAATGCTAATCATAAGCAAGATCTTGAAAAGATTGCTCTACAAGGAAGCAAGGTAACGCCACAAGATGTCGGTCTCAAAACTAGTGTTCCAAAAGATATGCTTTTACCTCAACCAAAAGCACCCACTGGACTTGGACTGCCAAATGCCCCCAAACCGAGCAATCCTAATGGTCGCCCAGCAAATACAAAAGATGCTGGACCTAGGAAACAAAGAATTGCAAATCCAAAAAGCAAACCCGGAGTAGCAGAATTTATATACTGGGCCGAATCGACTTGGAAAGAAATATCTGATGTTTTAACAGACGCTTATTTAAATTCAAAGTCTAAGAAAAACTTACGCCAGTTAACTAAATCAGAAGTGTTAGAACTTGAAAAATTAAAGATAGACGTTCTTACTAATGTTGAGTTAATGTCAGATGTAAATGCAAATTCTGTAAGAGATATTTTAGTTTCTAAAAAGACCACTCCGAAAACTTTTGCTTCGATTCTAGAATCTAATGATATCCATCCAGAATCAATGAATATAGACAAGTATCGTATGAGGATAATTAGTTTATATATCCAAACCACATTAGAGGAAGCAGAATAAAATGCCCGCAGCAGAATATAACTTTCCTATAGAACAAGGTTCTTCATTTACTATTTCTTTTACTTATAAAGATAGTACAAATACCGTAGTAAACATATCTAACTGGTGTGCCAGAATTATAATGACAACAAGTGATAATCAGACAATCACATACAGTTCTGGTACTACAAATTCTGATTATAAGATGAGCTTAGATGGACCCAATGGTAAAATTACATTACTTCTTCCTGCAATTACAACAAATAATTTTACGTTCAAAACTGCTAAATATGATCTTGAGCTTGAATCAGATGATATTCTTTATTCTGGTGGAGGAAATTATACCAATAGAATCGTATATGGCGTGATAACAATAGTTAAACGCAGTAGTCATAATTCTACTATACTGGACTGCTAAATGAGCGACTACATTATAGAGATTAGTGGTAATCAACCATACTATGTTGAAGTTGATAATAGTAATTTACAAGATATAGTAAACTTAACAATTACTAGAGACAATGATGTTAATGTAGATGTATCAACATCTAATACATTTATCACCTTTGAGATGCCAAGTGGCTATCCAATAGAAGCTACATCTGGAGATCTTCCATACACTAGGGTTAGTGATCTAGCTACATATATACAATCATTTATTCCACAGCAATCTGCAATAGCAATAGATGGAGGTTCTCCATAATGCCTCGCCAAAATCTAATACAAATCAGACGAGGAACTAAATCTCAGTGGATATCTACCAATCCAGTTTTAGAGAGCGGTGAACTTGGACTTGAAACTGATACTGGTAGATTAAAATTTGGAGATGGATCAAGCTCTTGGGATGAACTAGACTATGTTGGAACTAAAGAAAATCTAATCAGAGTACAAAACAATAGCGGATATGCCATACAAAAAGGTCAAGCTGTTTATATTAACGGATTCAGTTCATACTACAGCGTTCCTACTGTTAGTCCATATATCGCTAATGGAACTATATCAGAACAACTGTTCGTAGGGTTGATATCTGATTACGTTTCTAATGGAGACTATGGATTTATTTTAAATTTTGGATCTATTTCCAATTTAAATACAACTGGCGCAATTTCTAATATATCTGATGGTAGTGAATCTTGGTCTACTGGTGATATTTTATATGTAAATCCTACAGATTATGGAAAATTGACTAAAGTTAAACCACCTAAAAATATAATTCTAGTGGGTATAATAACATACTCTCACGCAACAGATGGCACAATTTTAGTAAGATCCTTTATTAATCCAAAACTTAGCCAGTTGAATGAAATATACTTTAATGATATTTCTAATTCTGACCTAATAAAATATGACTCTAACAATTCCCGTTGGATCAATCAAAATGAATTAGATGGCGGAATTGTATAAGTGTATAAAATACTGAATATTCACACACACCAAAGGGGACATCATGGCTAATACAATCAAAATCAAGAGAAGACCAGCTAGCGGTGCTGCTGGAAAACCATCATCACTATCTAACGGTGAATTAGCATTCAATGAGAATGACAATATTCTTTATTATGGTTATGGCAGCGGAGTAGGTGGCGCAGCTTCTAGTATTGAACAAATTGGTGGAACTGGATATTTTGCACATCGCGGCGGCACTAATGCTAGCGGCACTTGGCCTATTAGTGTAACTGGTAACGCCGAGACTGTCACTAATGGTGTCTATACAACTGGCGATCAAACCGTCAATGGTTTAAAAACATTTGGTAATACTACAACTTTTAATAGTGGCATTAGTGCAGTAGCTATTAATACCTCATCTAACAGTGTTGGATATTTTGCAGTTTTTGATAATAATCCTAATTCATCCACCCAAACGCTAAAATCAGTTAGTAAAGATCAAATTCTTGATGATATTGGTGCGGCTACTAGTGGTTTGGATATTATTGCTGGTAGCGGTCTTGTTGGTGGTGGTACATTATCAGCTAATAGGACTTTCGATATTGGTCAAGGAGATGGTATTTCTGTATCAGCAGATAGTATTGCTGTTGATAGTACAGTAGTAAGATCAACATCTATAAATGTTAGTGGATATATCCCAACATGGGCAGCTAATAGTAGTAAAACCTTAAATACTGGATATCAAGTATCAACAAATTTAGATACAAATAATAGTTCCACTTTTATTCCAAGAGCAGATGCTGTTAAGACCTATGTTGATAATATGATTGTTTCTGGTATTGCTACTAATGATGCAATGATATTTAAAGGTGCAATTGATTGTTCAACAAATCCTAATTATCCATCTGGTGATAGGGGTTGGACCTATAAAGTAAGCGTTGCTGGTAAAATTGGCGGAGCTTCTGGTCCAGCAGTAGAAGTAAATGATACTCTTATTTGCACAACCGATGGTACATCCGCTGGTACTCATGCTGTTGTTGGTAGCAATTGGGTTATTTTACAAACAAATATAGCTGATGCTAGTATTCTTGTAACTGGTCCAACTAGTGCTACTAGTGGTAATATTGCCATGTTTGATGGTTCTACCGGTAAAATCATTAAAGATGGTGGATTTTTAGCTAGCGATATTGCCAGACTGAGTGCAAGTCAAACATTTACTGGCACTAATTCTTTTGCAGTAATTAATGCTGGTTATCAACCTACTACGGATGCAGCATTTATTATTTATGATGACAATAATGATATCACTTTTAGAGTCATGTCTGGCGGATCTGTAACATCCGGAACTTGGAATGCTACAACAATTGCTGCCGATAAGGGCGGAACTGGTCAAAGCTCATATGCTATTGGTGATTTGCTTTATGCTAATACAACAACATCTTTAGCAAAACTTGCTGATGTGGCTACCGGCAATGTATTATTGGCTGGCGGTGTTAATACTGCACCATCTTGGGGTAAAGTTGGTCTTACAGCACATGTTAGTGGAACACTACCGGTGGCTAATGGAGGAACTAATCAAACTAGTTATACAGATGGCCAATTATTGATTGGTAATAGTACTGGTAATACATTGACTAAAGCAACGTTGACTGCTGGAACAAGCGTTGATATTACTAATGGCAACGGCAGTATTACTATAGGTCATGCTGATACATCTACTTTAACTGGCGCACAGGGTAGTAATGGTATCGCTAGCATCACTGTAGATGGGTTAGGACACGTTACCGCTGTTACTACAGCAACATACTTGACAGCAGGAACCGTTTGTGCTGCAATTGTTGATTGTTCACTTGATGGTGGATCATTTTAACTTAACGTTATAAAGGACTGAAATGGCTAATACTATACAACACAAAAGGAGTAGCACATCCGGCGCTGCTCCCGCTGCTAGCGGTTTATCTCAGGGCGAACTTGCTATAAATATTGCTGATGGTAAATTCTATACTAAGAATAATGCCAACTCTGTAATTAATCTTGGTGTTACTAGTATAAGTGGAACCTACATAACTCCAGCAAGTGGTAACTTTAATTATCTTGCTGTTAGTGGTGTTCCTGTTAGTGTTAGTGGGCATAACCATTCTTCGATAGAGGTCAATACATTAAGTCAAGAACCTCAAGGTTTTGTGAACAGAGATGATAGCACTATTAGTTTCAATGATAGTACTCGCACATTCACAATACAACCAGCCACTTCTGGAAGTTCTTATACTTTATATATTGAAGGAATTAAAGTTGTTAAGAACACGGTTGAGACTGTTGTTCTTGGCTCAGGAACAGCATTGAATTATATTCATTTTGATACCACGCCTCCTTATATTTTACAAACTAAAACTTCTGCATTTGATTTTGATACTGATGTGCCAGTAGCATTTATCCATTGGAATGGTGGTATTAATCAAAGCACATTTTTTGGTGAAGAGCGTCATGGAATCAAAATGGATAGCATGACCCACAAGTGGATTCATAATACTTTTGGTATGCAGTATATTAATGGCTTGAGTATCGGAGGATATACGCTTCTAGGAAATGGATCGTCCAATAGTCATGCTCAATTTGATATATCTGATGGTACTTTATATCAAGAAGATATTATAATAAATATAACAAATGGAGTTGGCGCTGGAAGTTTCATTCAACAATTAAGTCCCATTGCATATATTCCTGTTTACTATCACAGCGGAACTACGGGACAGTGGGTACGAGATACTGCCACAAGTTTTCCACTAAAATACAATGCTACTAGAGCGCAATATAATTTATACTCTGGTGGAACATGGACAACTCCTAATGTTGGTGATAAAAAATATTTTGCTATGTGGATTGTGGCAACAAACGATATTAATGAGCCGATTCTTGCTATACTTGGTCAAAGAGAAGATGATAATTTAAATAGTGCCACAAGCAATAATAATTGGAGCGATATTGATTTAACTAATATACCAACATCAGAAATAAGACCACTATATCGTTTAATTTTTATAACCGACAATACTTTTACCAATACTCCTAAAAGTAGCTTACAAAGTATATTAGATATTAGAGTAGCTATACAATCAACATCTATCGGCGTTGTTCAAAATGATCACGGGATTTTATTTGGCTTGGCTGATGATGATCATTCTCAGTATGTGCATATAAATAATGCTAGAACTATAGATGCAATTCATACTTTTACAAACGGATTGTTATCTAGTGGTAACGTTGGGATAGGAACATCCACTCCCACTGTTCAGCTAGAAGTTATTGGAGATATATATGGTAATAATATATTGTCAACCGGATATCTGATTTCTAATGCCCTCTTATCTGTAAATGATTTTGATGGAGGATCACCGGGAACAATATATATAGGAGAACTTACATCTCTTAACCATCCTTATTGGACCATAGATCAAAATGGATCTGGAAATTTCTCAACCCTAAGTGTTAATGATACGATTGTTAGTTTGAATGGACACACCCATTCGTCATCTGATATAACTAATTTTAATAGTAGTGTAAGTGGACTGTTACCGGTAGGGACATCTAATTACTTAAGCAAGTTTGGAACTGGCGGTAGTGGGTTAAGTAATAGTTTAGTTTTTGATAATGGAACTAGCGTTGGAATAAATACAAATACTCCTAGTTCTTCAGCTAGACTTGAAGTAAATGGGGCTATACAGCAAACATGGAGTAGCTCTAGGCTTGGTATGTTTTTTGACAATAATTATAGAATGGGTATCAACTACAATGCCTCTTCACGAATAATGCAAATATTTTCTACTTCTAACGATAGCAATGGACATATCGCTTTTAGCACCAGAATAGGTGCTGGTTCTTCTGATACCGACTATGGTACTGAAAGAATGAGGATTACTAATAGTGGATATGTTGGTATTGGAACCACTTCTCCAACCGCCCCACTCCAAGTTGCTGGCCTTTTACAAGGAAACAGCGTTGGTACTACCGGAATAATAGTATCAAATTCTCATGCTTCTCAAAGCGCAAATGGTCAAAATCACACATCATTATATGTGAATCCAACTTTTCTTACTAGTAGTAGTAATCTTAATAGTACATACGGTTTGTTAATATCTCCATCTAGTAGTGGTCAATATACTACTACTAATAGCTATGGTCTTTATGTTAATGCAAGCACATTAGTTACTGGAACAATCTTAGGAAACTATGCTGCGGTTTTTATGGGTGGAAATGTTGGTATAGGAACTGCAAGTCCAACAGCCACACTTCACGTTGTTGGAACTGGTTTATTTACTAGCATTGACATTAACAATTCTGCTATCGCCGGTAGTGCAGCACTTACCGTTAATGGAAATATTATTACACAAAATAATATTATAAGAGGTGGTACTTTTAGTATATATGGTGATAATAATACTAGAATATATAAAGCAGATGGTTCTACATTAAACTATAGTGTTAGTAGTTCTGGATATAAACACTCTTTGGGATATGATGTTACTGGTAATCATACCTCTTGGATGGTTGTAAATAATACCGGAGTAGGAATTGGTACGCAAACCCCAACCTCTAAACTTCATGTTGCTGGAGATGTGTTAGCAACAGGATCGTTTATTGGAGGATCAGGCACTGCTTCATTGCCATCTTTTGAATTTATTAATGATACTGATACTGGCTTGTTTAGTCCAGCAGCGAATACTTTTGGCGTTAGTACTAGTGGGGTGGAAAGACTAAGAATAAATAATCTTGGTAACATAGGAATTGGTATCACCGCTCCTACTGCCAAATTAGATGTAAGAGGTTCTTTTTCTTGCGGCACTGTTGTTGGCGATCCAAGCGCCGGTGCAGCAGGACTATTTGTTGATCCTTCAGTTCCAAGTTTAGCATTTAATGATAATATTGGACCAAATATCGCTCTTACTATAGATGATAATGGACTTACATTGTTCGATTCGGCAGCATCTCCATTCTTTTATACTGATAGAGCCAATGCTAGAATAGGAATAGGGACTAACTCGCCCGCTGCCAAATTGGATGTCAATGGTGTTTTTAAAAGTCTTGGATTTAAATCTTATGGTAGTATTAGTTGGTTTGGTAATAGTGCTGGTACTGTGGGAATAGCGGCAAATACTAATCCATCTGGAACTTTTGGTAGTAATACTGAATTTGCTTGTTTTCAAGGCTTTAATGATGCTATTACGTCCTATAATCCAATATGCTTTACAACTCAAAATGGTGCGCAGGTTTATTTAAATACAGATGGCAGGGTTGGCATAGGAACAGCATCCCCAGCGGCTAAATTAGACGTTAATGGAACTGCTTTTTTTGGATCTAATTTACTGGGTCGTATTGAATTTGGTGAAGATACATTTGGAGGAGAATTAGGTTTTTATGATAATAATGGTAACACCTTGGCGCTGAGATATGCTGATGGATCGTTTCAATACGGAGGAGGTTCGCCGGGTGCTGCTAATTTGGTAGTAACCAGCAGCGGTAATGTTGGTATAGGTGGTATTGATCCGGATACAAAATTACAAGTTTATGGAGATTTTGTTTGTTCTCCAGCAGGAGGAGGCTTTTCTGCTAAAAATGGTGAGCAGGGCGTTTATATTAATAGTGACGGCACCTTGGTGATTATTGATAATGGCCCCTCGGCAGTTGCTTATTTGAACGCAAATGGTCTAAGTTTATATGCTGATATTGGTGCTGGTGGTGGAACTATATTTAGTACAGATAGAAGTAATAGTCGTATTGGCATAGGAACATCTACACCATCAACAACACTAGATGTTCTTGGAGATGTTAATATTGATGGCAATCTCACATTTGATAGTTTCACAGAAAGTGTTGTAGCTAATGGTAGCAGTGGAACTAGCAAAACTTTAAGTCTAGCCAGTGGCACAGTACACACTTGCACACTAACGGGTAACTGCACATTTACTATGCCCACAGCAACTGCTGGTAAGAGTTTCTCATTATTTTTAAATACTGGGGCCGGATCGTTTACAGCAACATTCACAGGGGTCAGATGGAGTGACAGCACACCCCCAACAATAACAAGCACAGCAAGCAAAGTTGATTTATTAAGTTTTATTAGTGATGGAACTTATTGGTATGGTTCTTTCTCTCAGAATTATGGTTAATAATTATGTTTAATAAACGAGTAAATTTGTTAAAAGGTCCAAATAGGCTATTAACTAAAACTCAACTTGAGTCTATGGATACTGTGTATAAGGCTCAACCATTTGTACAAGTTGTAACTAAAAATCAAGAAACTAGAAATATGGATGTTGTATATAAAGCACAACCATTCTTAGGAGCTAAAGGATGACAACATTTTATTTAGATTATGAAAATGGAAACGACAACCATAGTGGAACTAGTTTCGCTCTTTTGGCTTCTGGCAGCGATGGAGCAATAACATCTTCAACTTTTAGTTCAGCCACAGCAAATTTTCCCAACGATAACACCATAGCTCCTCTTAAAAATATTTGTTGGCACACTAATTTCTGGCAAGGTTACGGAACTTATAATGGATGCAGATTATTAAGTTTGGACTATTATGTTGATGAAACTATAACCGGACCAACTGGTATTAATTCTTATATTTATTATTTGCAAGAATATCCAAATCTCACCAGCCATTTTGCTAGAACACAGGCCGGTGTTATTACTATTGCTAACAGTACTCAATATACGGCCTCAGTATATGTTAGAAGCGCAGGAAGAAATAAAGTTATTTTACAATGGACAAATGATACTACAAAAACAGCAAGATTTAATCTTTCTAACGGCACTGTGGAACAAACAGGGGCCGGTGCCACTTCTGCAATAAGCAATATCGGGGGAGGCTGGTATAGACTAAGCATAACAGTAACGTCTTCCGCTAATGCTTCTAGCGATATATTTTCTTTTTGTATGGCCGAAGATAGCTATACCGGATTAGATTTAGTCAATATGAGCTATTTTGGAAACGCAACAAAGGGAATATATTTTACTGGGATTCAAATAGAGGCTTCAGCTTCTGTTACGACATACGAAAACCCCCCCGGACAAATCTTAAGTATTTTTAATGGAAGCATATATGCTTACTACCATATAATAGCAAGAGTAAATAGTACAAATTTAACACTATATGCTATTGTTTCTGGTACAGCGTTGGCAAATACTAGTGCGCGTCAATATTTTATAGGCGGAAGAATACAAACATTCACAAACGGACTAACAGCACTTAGAACTCATTCTTGTGATATTATAAGAGTTGAAGCTAGTCCAGATCCAACAAGCATAGGAAATGCTACTTGGAGTGGTACAGGATCTTTCCCAACAATTGCTATAGCATCATCTACTAATGCAACTCCGATAGCCATAACAACCTCATCTGCTCATGCGTACTCAACAGGAGATACTGTATTTATTTGTGACCATGCTACAAATACTAATGCTAATGGAACATGGGAAATAACAGTTACTGGATCTACTACATTTACTCTTACTGGATCGACTGGCAATGGTGTTGGTGGGGCATCTGGCACATCGAGAAAAGCAACCAATTGTGTTGTTAGACTAGCATCTGCTTTAACAGAGAATATTGCTAGTCATGGCAATGTTGGAGAAGGTCGCACAGCTTGGACAGCAAGCACAAACATAACAGCAACAACATCGACTACTACAAAACAAGGAAATGTTAGCGATCAGATAGCAGCGAATGCTTCTTTTACAACTGGCTTAATGGCATATAAATCATTCTCGACCAAAGACTTGAGTGGCTATCAACAACTAAGCTTTTTTATATACCAAACGGCTGGATCGACTGCTAATTTCGGATTACAACTTAGATTATGTAGCGATAACGCTGGTGTTACAGCGGTTAATACTTTCAATATTCCTGCCTTGGGAGCGTTAAATACATGGCATGTTTTTACTGTTGATCTTGGTACTAATTTAGGAAACAGCATTCAAAGTGTAGCTTTATATCGTAGTAATAATTTTGGGGCGCAAACTGTTTTATTAAGCAATATTATAGCCTGTAAAGCTAATTCAAGTGCAGATTCATTAAACTTAACATCACTAATTGGAAAAAATACTACTAATGAAACGTGGTATCCAATACAAAGTATTGTTGGAACCAGAGTAATTATAGACGGAAGACTATCCACAAGTCCAGCTGTTAGTACTCAGGGAAACTTTTCAAAAGGATACTATGGAACAACAGAAACCATAAATACATTTAAAAGAGAAACTATAAAAACACCAGTTCAATCAGCGGCTAGTAATAATGTTCATTTGATCAATGACGGAGCAAGTCATTTTACTCCCAATATTGTTTTTGAGGGTGGCTTTGATAGAACTAATATGACTACTCAAAGTGGAGTTACTTTTTTTGATGGTCAAAACAGCCTTGGTTATGGATTAAATATAAGCAGTAAATCTGGTAATGGTTTTAATAGGATGGGATTTATTAGGTATGATAGAGTATGGATGCAAAATTCATTCTTCTGTAATGTTCGTAACTTTTATGTTATATCATGTACCAATCATTTTCAAGTTCCAACCGCATCTCAAAATTGTAAATTTGAAAATGTTTTTATGAATTGTAATCAGATTGGAATGGCAACAGACTTTGGATTTAATTTTCATAAATTCACTAATTGTTATTTTTTGAGCAATACTTTAAGAGGAATGGATTTTGGAAATGGAAATCATGTAACTTTTAACAATTGCTACTGGAATAACAATGGCTCTTTTGGAATTACTACAAATGCTGGTGGTGGAGCAAATAATGTTTGGAATAATTGTAATTTTATGAATAATCAAAATGATGGATATAGGGCCGGTCACGGTGGATTTAATGAAACATTTACTAATTGTTTAACTTCTGGAAATATAGGCAATGCATTCTATAGTTTTGCTGGCGACATGTTTCTTAATAATTGCACAGTATTAGAGTCTGCGGAGTTTGGAATATATACAGCCTCTAATGCTAGAATATATAGTATGAATTTAGATGGAGTTGCTAATAATCACTATATCTATACAGATGGTGGTGTTGTAAGACCACAAACTAGTGTTAGATACAGCAATACTGGGTTTGCTTGGAGCATATCTTCAACCAGTGACTATAGAAGAGAAACCTATCCATTGGATTTCTCTATTGCTAAAGTTGCCGTTAGTGCTAATAGTATAGTTACAATTAAGGCATGGATGAGACGCACAAGTACAGGATTAACTTTTAGATTAAGAGTTAAGGGTGGACAAATAGCTGGTGTAACTAACGATGTAATTAGCTATATGACTGCTGCTGCTGACACATGGGAACAAGTGACTCTGAACTTTACTCCAACAGAATCGGGCGTTGTTGAAATACTAGTAGAGTGCTGGGGCGGAACTACATTTACCGGGTATGTTGATGATCTTACAATAATACAAGCATAAGGTGAAAAATGAATTATACTATTACTGAAGTTTTTCTTGATCCTGCAAATAAATACAGGGTGCGAGTAGTTATCGATGAAAACTCGACTCAGTTTTTCAAATTTGACCACTATCCAACACAAGAAGAAGTAAATGTTGTTGCTGATAACTATTTACAATCGCTTAATTTAAATAATGGAGAAACTATATGAGCATACTAGATTCCACACCAGCGCCAGATCCCGCACAATCTGTCGCAAATAATCTCAAACTGTCCACAAAGCAAACGTTTTTTATGATGAAGAACGCTTTCAATGCTGGATCTAGCAATTTTTGGAATAATCCCAGAGCAACTCCGACTCAAATCGCATCAGCATTAGGATCAGATGCTAAAGAGGTTTTTGAGTTACATTACGCTTTGGGTCAACTTATAGCTTCAGTTAAACCAGAAGCAATATCTAATGGATTAAGCTTAATTGGTCAATTTACTATGAACGACGATGGAACCGTTACCATATCTACCCCCACAACTACGACTCAAGAACCTATAACCACAACCTCATCGCCAATTGAATAATAAATTACTTTTATTTTGTCTATCATACATATACCAATTCGCTAAACTTACTATGTTTTTGTGTATATTATCTGTGAGAGACACCATGAGGAAAATATGAAAATATATGCACAAGAAATCGCTGACGGAGTATCAGAACGTGTTAAAAATGACACGACTATAGCTTATTGTTCAGCTGCCGTTCTTAGCAACAAAACAGAATCAGATGCTGTTCAACTTTTGTTAGATAAAGTAAAAGCATCTAGCAATCCAAATCAAATAGATTTATACTATCTTAAATCGATATTAGTTTCTACTGGATGGAATAAAAACGATGACGTTTTCGATCCGAACCAAACTTGGGCGGCTCGTAGTACTCCAGAAGACAAACAATTTAATTTAATGCATAATGAAAACGATATAATAGGACACATCACTGGATGTTATGTTGTTGATAGAGATGGTAACAAAGTCAGCGCAGAAGACTCTGAAACACCATATGAATTCGACATTGTAACCGAAGCCGTTATTTATAACAGTTGGACAAATCCAGAGAACAGAGAGAGGATGCAAAAAATCATATCAGAGATAGAACAAGGTAAGTGGTTCGTTTCAATGGAATGTTTATTTGCTGGTTTTGACTATGCCGTAAAAGATAATGCTGGTAAAAGTAAAGTAGTTGCCAGAAATGAAGACTCGGCATTTTTAACCAAGCATTTAAGGGCTTATGGCGGAACCGGAGAATATGAAGGCTATCAAATTGGTAGATTATTAAGAGATATTTCTTTTTCTGGTAAAGGTTTAGTATCTAGACCAGCAAATCCCAGAAGTATCATTCTTGATTCTAGCAAGGCTTTCTCTGTTGATGAACAACAAACTATTTCCAACGTTTCAGAAGGAGAAGTGAATATGTCAGATAATAATGAAGAGAAGCAGCTAGAAACTGCACCAGTTGTAGAAGAAGCTGCAAAGGTTGAAGCTACAGAAGTACAAGTAGAAAACAATGTTTCAGAATTAGAGGCTTCATTAGTCGCTAAAGAAACAGAAATTCAAGCTTATGCTTCTAAGGTAACAACTTTAGAAGAAACAATTGCTAATCTACAAAAGGATTTAGCAGCAATGGATAAAGAAATGAAAGACATGAAGAAGAAAGAAAAAGATCGTAGCCGAAAAGAAAAGCTAGTCATGGCTGGCTTTGAAGATTCGGAAGCCGATGAATCACTTTCTTTATATGATGCTCTTAGCGACGAAGCCTTCGAAGCAGTTGTTGCTGCCATGAAGAAAAAGTGGGGAGCCATGAAGGATAAGATGATGAAAGAAGAAAAGAAGGAAATGGCTTCAGAAACTGAAGTTGTCGCAGAAGAGAAAACAGAAGTAGCTGAAGAATCAACTGCTGCTATTTTTGAAGAAGTAAAAACAACAGAAGCCACTCTCGTAGATGCTTCTGATGCTAGCGATGAAATAGAAGCCACAAGAGCTAGTGTGGCAGAGTGGCTAACAAATAACGTTTTACGTAAGTGATATAAAGGAGAAAAACTATGGCCCTAAAAGCAGATAGATACGAGCTTCAGACTGATATCAGTTTCTTCTACAACGCCGGTACTGCAACTCGCGGTGGTGTAGTTGTTCATGATACCGCTGGTTCTGGTGCAGCTATGGATCAAGGTGTTAACCTTGTGAAGTATGCCGCCGTAAGTGGCACCAATGTTCCAGTTGGTATTCTATTAAACGACGTAGTAAATAAGGATCTAACCCGTACTCACCTCAACCAGTATAAGGATGAAGTGCAGAAGGGTGGCAAAGTGACAGTACTCCGCAAGGGTTATGTCGTAACAAACAACGTCACCGGTTCACCAAGTGCTGGCTCATTAGCCTATGCTTGCCACGTAAATGCTGGCAATGTTCGTGGCGACAGTCCCGGCAGTTCTGGTGGTTTAGTTGTCGGTCGTTTCCTTACCAGTAAGGATGCCGATGGCTATGCCAAAGTAGAAGTCAACCTCCCCTGAGTATAATAAAATAAAAGGAGAATTAAACATGCCAATAACTGAAAGACCTAGCGATGACTTTATCGCCCTCCTACGCAAGTCAGGGGATGCCGATATCAATGTAGCAATGGCTGCTCAACGTGAGTTTGCCAAAGCTCTAGAACTTCCCTTACGTAAGGGCGTTTTAGTTGGTAATATCCTCGGTAATATTTTCGAAACCGTTAACGTGGAAGCCGGTTCAACAACTGAATTTCCTCTAGATCTTATCTCCCCCGGCCTTGAAGGTGAGCATGTCGCTTACACCAATCCCGGTCACGGTAGAATCCCAGAGCGTTCAGTCGAAGGCGACTACGTAATGATTCCAACCTACACAATCGCATCATCGGTTGACTATCTACTTCGCTTTGCCCGCGAAGCCAGATGGGATATCGTTGGTCGTGCCATGCAGGTTATGGAAGCTGGTTTCACTAAGAAGATGAACGATGACGGCTGGCACACCATTCTAGCCGCTGGCGTTGATCGTAACATCCTCGTCTATGATGCTGATGCAACAGCTGGTCTATTCTCAAAGAGATTAGTATCACTCATGCAGACAGTCATGCGTAGAAATTCTGGCGGTAACTCCGCGTCAGTTGGTCGTGGCCGCTTAACAGATATCTATCTATCGCCAGAAGCTTTAGAAGATATTCGTAACTGGGGTCTAGACCAGATTGATGACGTTACCCGTCGTGAAATCTACAATGCCGCTCCAGACGCATCCGTTGTGACAAGAATCTTTGGTGTTAACCTCCATGACCTAGACGAACTAGGCGAAGGTCAACAGTACCAGAACTTCTTCACTAGCGATCTTGGCGGTGCTGTACAGGCAAGCGACGTTGAACTTGTTGTTGGTCTTGATCAGTCCATGAATGATAGTTTCGTAATGCCCGTCAAGCAACAGCTACAGGTATTCGAAGATCCCACCCTACATCGTCAGCAACGCGCTGGCTACTACGGATGGGCTGAACTTGGCTTTGGTGTTCTAGATAATCGCAGAATCGTTCTCGGTTCTTTCTGATATAATTTAGAAATATCCATCACATTAAAGCCATCCTCAAGCGATTGGGGGTGGCTTTTTTGTGTATAATACATTAGATAACGTTATTCAAAGGACATAATAGGAGAATAATATGGCCGCATTATCGGATTATCTTGAGTCTGGTCTATTGAGTCATCTCTTCCGAAACTCCGCTTTCTCAAGACCATCTACAATTTGTATTGCTTTAACAAGTGGAGTACCGTTAGATTCTGATACTGGAAGCTCTATTCCAGAATTACCATCTGGTGTACAAAATGGCCTTAACTTTGTTACAACTAATTATCAAAGAATAAGCTTGGGTTCTCCAGCCACAAATGGTGACAATTCTTGGAATTCTGTTGGGGTAGATTCCACAACTGCTTATAGTGTATATGGCTCAACTACCAGCGGAACACTAGCATATTTTTATCCTATATTTCTATCTACCACGGCTGCAAATAGTTACTCTACAGCCAATGGTGGACCCGGAGAAAATATTACATATACTTTTAAAGAATTTCCATCTGTTTCATTTTTTGCGCCAAGTGGAAATGTTGGGATGTTTAATTCTGGAGTATATGTCAAATCTAATTATCCAGATTATGAGGGTAATGGTTTTATTAGAAACAAAAATCAAATTGTCTTCAATACAGCCTTAACTGAATGGGGTTGGGTTTCTGGAATAGCTGTGGTAGATCATCCAACCGTTGGCTCTGGTAATTTATTGATGTATGCTAAACTAACTAATCCACGCTATGTTTATCTTGGAGACAATATAAGATTTGATGCTAATTCGCTAGAAATCAGCCTAAAATAGTTACTGGAACTTAACATGATATTAAGCAAGTCCCAGCTTGTTAGTAATATTACAAATGAGATATCCGATCAAGCGCGTGGCGAAATATCTCCATATGATATTAGACACAATCTCCTTGATATTATCGATTCTGTACATAATTTAACAGCTGATGCAGAATTAAGAGCGCTCAATCTAGCCACATCTCCTTCTGGCAATACTAGAGTTGGTCAATCTACTATAGAGTATTTATATGTACCGGGAGCTAACAGTCAAGATAATACTGCTGTAGGATATTTTGCGTTAAAGGCTAATTATCAAGGGGTTCAAAATACAGCTTTAGGGTCCAATTCTTTATCTTGTAACGTATACGGTCAAGGCAATATTGGTCTTGGTTATCATGCCCTTGCTGGCAATACCGTTGGTAATTTGAACATTGGTTTGGGCAACTTTGCTTTAAACAAAAATAAGTCAGGAACTGGAAATATTGCTATCGGTCATGGTGCTGGTTATTATGTAGCTAAGGATGATAACTATAAGTTTTTCTTAGCTTATCATCCAGTAAATGATACTCATATATGCAGCAATCCATTAGGCTCTGGTTGGATTCCTTTATTGCATGGAGACTTATCTGGAATTCAACTTGGTGTCGGAACTAGAACTCTTCATAATTTTGGAACACTGCAAGTTAGTGGCAATATTTCTCCATCTAGAAGCGGATCTTTTGATTTAGGACACGCACTTTATCCTTGGCAAAATGTTCATGTATCCAGTGGCATTAGATTTAACAATAATGTTACCTTATTAAGAGAATCTTCTTTGGCCATATCTCTAAGCGGATCTTTTCTACCATCAATAGGTAGTAATTTTTCTTTAGGTAGTCAATCTAGAAGATGGGTAGTTGGATATTTTGATAACATAATTGTAAATAATGTAGCAAGCATAGGTAGGTTAATAAATGTAGATACTGAAACATATAATAATAAAAACCTTTACCTTGGCGTTAACTCATCTAATGAACCGCTATTTACAGATTCTGGCCTAGATGGTGGTGGATTATTTCTTAAGTCACTTACAAGTAACAAACAATATAGTCTAATATTCAGACAACCATCCGAAGGCATGTCTTGCTTTAGCGATCAGTATAATGCTACATGGTATAGTAACATAAATTTTCAAGTACCAAGCGATAGATACATTAAAACCAATAGTATCGTATCTTATAATCCATCAGCATTTGGTGAAAATGATTGTTTTGGATTATTTTTTAATAGTGGAATAACATATATCTCTCGTAAGAATGTATTAAATGTTAATCCCGGATCATCAAGCGGACATTTAGCTGGTGTTGGAAACATCAACTTTATATCTAATTCTGGCGACACTTCTGATTATGTTTTCTCAGTCTCTGCTTTAGAGTCTGGAGTAAATGTCAGTCAGAGATTTTTGAGTAGATCAAAGATAAGAACCAAAGATATAGCTAATCAAAATAAAGATAAACTTCGTGGTTTTGAATTAAAGTATATAGATGATACCGATTTAGATGTTCAAGGTGATTTGACAGATAGATTTGTAATTGGATCATATAATGATACTTCTAGGTTCGTCAATGGCCTAGTTCTTATGAAGGATGATAACAATGGTTCTGTTCTTTCAATAACTAATATTCCATCAATTACCGAAAGTATCTTACCGAATACAATTTTAAATGTTAGATCTCAAATTGATTGCATTGGAAGATTTACATCTCAAAACAACGGATTCAAGAAATCTGCCATACAACTATTAGCCCCATTAAATTGCGAATTGAGTGGCGCAGAGATTGCCTATTTAAGCCGAAGCGGTGTTCTTGACATAAATATGTTTAAAGATTCTGGACAAATTATTTTTGCCAGATTAAAAAATTCTCAACAAATAGGGATACTATCTAGCGGCAATACCAACGCAATGATTACAGTTGGATACAGTGGTGGCCCAGCACTTCCAGCCATTAGTCTTAAAGATAACAGATTTGTTAGCACTTCTTCCGTAACCCCAACGAGCGGATACGGTAAGATATATAATCTTCATACATACAAAGAATTTGCTAGACAACATAACTCATTGTTTTACTTAGATTCATCTGGCAATAACTTTGACTTAGTTGTTAATAAGCTAGACAATTTAGATGCTAGAGCAGTTTATACTGACCCAAGCGGGAATACATATGCTGGATACATGTCTCCGTCTGGAAGAAGAGACATATCTAGAAAAACAATGTACAATACTAGCTATGGATATAAGTCATTATTTAATATTCACTCTGGGTCTGGCAACACTTCAATTGGTTATGAGTCACTATATAATCTAACTTCTGGAAACAATAATATAGTTATTGGTCAAAACTCAGCTAGTGGCCTTAATATTACATATGATAACTTAGTCTTTGGAAACTATTCTTTTAATAAGACTCCTTCGTTATCTAATACTAGTGGCAACATCATTATTGGTCATAACATTGGAAGTTCAGAGAGTGGATCTTATCAATTCCTATTAGGTTTAAATGATAAGTTATTATTTAGTGGCACTATTGGTCCCAATAACATTGATAAAAAACTTATAATGCCAAGTGGCGGAAGATTATATATCAATAATGCTAATGATACAGAAAGCTTACATCTAAAAACTAATATAATTGAAGTTATTAATAGTGGAACAAATTTACTATATCCATCTAATAATTTACGTTTTAGATTTAGTGCTAGCGGATCTGCTGATTTATTAGTTTTAGATCACGTTAAGAATCCGATGTTGAATGCTACAACATACTATACTCCACCAGATCCATCTGGAAGACCGTTTGCTGAACTTAACGGCGATTTACGTCTAAGAGGAGCTATTAGGTTTAGCGATGGCACATCCCTTGATACTTCTAGTGGAATAACTCACGCCACAAATCTAGCTCAGAGTGGAGTCAATCTAGGAAATAGTGGTATATCTATAGGAAATAGCGGAATTAATTTAATCCGCACTATGTTTATAGAAGGATATATGCCAAGCGGATTGCAAGCTCCAACAAATGGAAACAAAACCAGCGGTGTAATGCTTATTAAAGACAATGATTGGGCAAACTCTGGCACAATATTTATATTCAATAGAGATATAACATCTGTCATACATTCTGGCGCATATGTCATTGCTGGTTTAGTAAACAGAGAATATAGACCAATTTGGATAAGCGCAGTAGACACATCATGCTGTTGTGATCCATAGAGGATAGATTATGGGACGGCCTAATTATCCGTGCATACAACTACCATCTCCATATTCCAAATATGATCAACGTGGACCAGCGGTTCCTGCTGATCCATATGATATCGATTACTTTGTATTGCCAGATGAAAATGCACCATGCCCACCTTACAATAAGTCTGTTTATGTACTAAATCTACCAGTAAAAACACTAGATCCATTATTCATAAAAGTTGCTGACATACTAATGTCATCAGCTGGATGTGAACCGTTTTATATTGAACTGGATGATTCAAAATTCGCACTGAAGTCTAGACCATTGTTTGAAATTAGCGGTAGTGGATTATATTTTAACATGTATGGAATACCTAATCCGTTCGACGGACAAGCCCCATCATACACTAATGTACCAGCTTATCCTTGGACTTGGCTTAATAGTAGTAATATAATTTGGTATACTATAGATGTACTCACTAAAAACTTATCTGGAAATACTATTGATACTGATGAATTTACAGTAATTGTAGAATCAAGTTGCATAACTACTACTAGCACAAGTACTTCGACTTCGACAAGTACTTCGACTTCGACAAGTACTTCGACTTCGACAAGTACTTCGACTTCGACAAGTACTTCGACTTCGACAAGTACTTCGACTTCGACAAGTACTTCGACTTCGACAAGTACTTCTACAAGCACTACTCAAGATCCTAATTGTTGCAACTGGGACGGTAATGGTATAGTTAGATTTGGTTCAGAGTGTGCTGATAGGAACGCCACAGCTAGCTTTACTAAGAGCGGAGACAATACTTGGTCTATAAATGGAACATTAGGATGTGGAGATATAATTATTGGCTCTATTTCATGTAACCCTTCTGCTCCAAATTCTCCGTGCGGTAATAAGTGGAACGCAAGTCTTAACATATCATGCATAGAAAATTTTATTCTGAATGCTCCAGATGAAAGCTGTGGATGCGATCAGCCACCATACTGGACGTTTACTGGAGATGCGTCTGAATGTGGATGTTGTCAATGTCCTTCTCCAGCATACCAGTGTGATGCCTGTAGACCATCTTCTATAGAACCAATAATAGATGCTCAATGTATAGAAGATTATGGTCATTCTTGTTGGGAAGACGGACTTTATAAGTATAAGTGTCATTCAGATTGTTTAGCGGCGCATATTCTAGATTGTCCACCCCCAAATCCTTAAGAGTCAATAAATGTCATCGTGTAACTGTGGATCGATCTATTTTCCATTAGGAACCAAGTACACAAATGGTGGACTTGGGCTAAGAGTATTGCATACAAGTGGTAGTATTGATCTCAAGCTTGTCCATGATAAATCAGTACTTATACAGCATGGCGAATCATTAATAACCACCACGCAAAAATGCGTCGTAGACTCTAGTATAACTATTACTGGCTTTGAATTATTTTGGTATGCAGAAAATATTGATAATGCAAATCTATATCCAGTTACTTTGAGCAATACTATTCAAGTGTATGTAAGCGAGTATATGACAGATAGCATACTTGGATTTATTAGTGTCAATAATATAGGTGACAATAACATAAATATTCCAATTTTTGATTGTAATAGTTCCACTAAAAATCTATTCAACAAAAAATTACTTGTATCTATAACTAGTATATGTGATTTTGATAGCACTTGTTGCGAAGTCCCACCATCAATTAGTTTAAATCCTTATTCTATAACTATTGATATTCCATGCCCAACAACAACTAGTAGTACAACAACTAGTAGCACTACAACTAGCAGCACTACGACGCTCATCCCAACAACTACTTCCACATCAACATCAACCAGCACTTCAACATCAACCAGCACTTCTACGTCAACAAGTACTTCTACGTCAACAAGCACCTCTACATCCACAAGCACAACTACAACTACAACTGTAGAACCCACAACTACAACTACAACTGTAGAACCCACAACTACAAGCACCTCTACATCTACAAGCACAACTACAACTACAACAACCCCCAACCCATGTATAGTATATGGCGCAAATTATTGTCTCATTGATCATATACAGGGTGAAAGTTGTTGCCCTTGTGGATCTTATATATTAATAGATCCATCTACCGGCGCGATTAAATGTTGTCCAGAAAATATTTTTGATGAGTTTGCTTGTATAGATCCACCAACAACGACAACTAGTACTACAACTACAACATCCACTTCAACTTCAACTTCAACTTCAACTTCAACCACAGGCACTAGCAGCACAACAACAGGGACAACTACAGTTCCGACTACTGAGCCAACTAGTAGTACTACACAAACTCCATCATCTACAACTTCCACTCCAAGTACTACTGAAAATCCATCTACAACGTTACCTCCGGGAAACTGTCCGATTGGTTTTGAAATTACATCTATAGGGTGCTGTCCACAGGGATGGACTCCTGTTGGTGGTCTTTGTTGCCCAACTGCAATCGTTGGTCCAGCTTGCGAGCCACCTACTCCATCACCAAATCCACCCGGCTGTGATCCACCATGTAATAAAATGGCTTGCGAAGACTGTATGGGCAATAATTGCGTTGATAGATGTGATCCAATTGCTCCATGCTGTCAGGGTATCTGCTGTAACCCAACTCTGTGTAAAGTATGCACACCGGCTGGATGTGTAGATCTTTGCGATCCCGATGAAACATGCTGTAATGGGACATGCTGCAAAGAAAATGATATGTGTACGGGCGGCATATGTGTTTGCGGAGGAGGAAATTGCCTTTGGGGATGGAATGGCCAAGACGAATGGCTTTTGCTTGTTGATTCCTGCGATTTTGGATGTAATTGTGCATATCCTAACTTTACACCTCCACCGCCTAATCCCGGTGACGAAGGCGCTGTAGAGACTATGACATTTTGTGTGCGATTTGGCTAAAAAGTGCTTGCACTAGCTATTATAGTATGTAACGATCTCATTATTGAAAGGAAATAAATATGAAACTTAAAAATTCTATTACAATTCAACCACCGCCTTATTCTGATAACGCAGGAAAAGTAGTTAATCCAAATCCAGTTATCTTAGAAAACTTAGAGTTTATTTTTATAGATAATCCAAAATCCAAATCTGTGTCAGCACAAATAATTGGACTACAAATAAATATACCAATTTGGAATGGTTCTGACTATGACTTAATTGGAGATTGGACAAAATCTCAGGCAGAAAATAAAATTACTCAGTTATTTGGTGATGATCCAGCCAAATACTTACGATCATTATATCCTAAAACATTAGAGGAAAATCCCAACCATTGCGGTACTATACTATCAAAAATGATTAAGTCTGTCGGAATTCAAATGACAGATAGTTGCTCTTGTAAGCGACACGCTTTAGAAATGAATGAAAAAGGAAATGATTGGTGCGAAGAAAATATAGATACAATTATTGGATGGCTTAGAGATGAAGCAAAGCGCAGAGGTCTGCCATTTATGGACGCAATTGGCAAAATGTTAGTTTATAGAGCTATTAAAAAATCCCGCAAATTACTAGCAAATGAACCAGTTCCAGAAAATGACGAAGAATTAGATACTATGTAGTTTTAGTGTATATTACATAGAGAAGCCTAAAAACAAAAATGGGGACTTTTTATGTCTTGGCGCAGTCAAATACCATTAATGGTTAGACATTTAATAAATGATCTTGACCAAGCAAAGTACAAGTATTCTGATGATAGAATAGAAACATCTATTCTAGTTAGCGCACAAATGCTATCAATAGAAACTGATTTCACAAACTCATATGATATAGATATTGCCAATGGTGAACTTTCTCCAGATCCTACTGATAGTAATACCAGAGATAATGCTTTTATCAACTTAACTGCATTAAAAACTGCCTGCATCATAGTCGGCAGTGAATTAAAAACTGAAGCTTCTAATGCAATATCAATCAAAGATGGCCCATCTGCTATAGACTTAAGGGGAGTAGCCTCTACCCTATCAGTTCTGTACAAAGATCTCTCTGATAAATACTCTAAACTACTACTAGATTATCGTGCTGGTGGTAGTATGGTTGGACACGCTATTCTTGGCCCATATAGTCCAGCCAGTGACTATGTTGTTAGAACCCACGGTGATTACGATTCCAGAGGCGGCTATTTTAGATATTAATGGAGGATTCAGATGACTGTTAGATCAAAGAGTGGTTTAATTTCATATATTAGCGGTGTCATACCAGACAACAACGCTGGACAAATTTCAGCCGCCGATGTCAGAAGCAGTATTATAGATACTGTTGAATCTATAAATCAAATTGTAGCCAGTGGTAATTTTAATTCCGAAACACCATTTGTTAACCATGTGAGATTAGGTGGCATATTATATGTAGAATCTGGCATAGTGTTCCCTAATGCTCCAAATGGAACTGATATGCAAAGAGTTCCATATCCCGGTCCCGGCAGTATATTACATAATCAATTAGATGGTTTGAATACCGGAGATCCTCATACTCAGTATTTACCAGTTAGCGGAACAAGATCAATGGCCGGAAGCCTTGGTATGTCAACTTTTTGGATCAATGCTAGTGGTCAAGGTGATCCAACTAGCAACAATGGCTATAGAGGTCTACAATTTAGCAAGCTAACAAATACTTCAGAGACTATTAATGTTGGAAGTGGTACAAACTTTACATTCCTAAAAGATACATCAAAGCTAGATTCTGCCAGAGGAGTTGCTAAGGCTTGGATAAGATTCCAAGGTAGCGGCATTGGCGGTAATGGTAGCCCATCAGTACTTGATTCATATAATGTCTCTGGCATTAAAAAAGAAGCTACTGGCAAGTTTACAATTATTTTTAATTCTGGCATATTTAAAGATAACAACTATGTAGCAGTTGGTCATAGTAACGGTAGAGTAACAGCTTCTAGTAGAGAAGATTTCAGCGAGAATACAGTGGCTTTATCATACAGAGTTGGTGATGATGCTCAAAAATTACGTTCTGTAAGCTTTGTGGTCATGGGCAAGCCAGAAGAAGCTGGTGCTGGTGGATATTACTTAGACGCTATAGTAAATGATTTAGTTGTATTTGGAACCGAACCGGGAGGCAGTGGACTTACTACTGTAACTATTAATCCAACATATACGGCTTGATAGAATATGATTAAGCTATATGATCGAGTAAAAGAAATATCATATACTATTGGCACGGGCAATCTTGTTTTGTCCGGTGCAGTTAATGGATTTTCATCTTTTTCATCATCATATTCTAGTGATGATGCTTTATTCTATGCGGTAACAGATGGAACTAATTATGAAATTGGTTCTGGCCTATATCTCTCTTCTAATCAAATAAAAAGATTCCCATTTAAAACTACTAATTCCAATCAATTAGTAAACTTTATAGAAGGTCTTAAAGAAGTATATGTAACTTATCCAGCTACAAATTCTGTATTCAATACATCTGGAACTCAACCTATTCCAAATAGCAGCGGATTGGCTATATGGAACTCATCTAACTCTCTGTCATATAGCGATAAAATTGTATTTGATTCTACAAATGGCAGATTAGGCATTAATAGAGCCGTTCCATCTGGCACTTTAGACATAGGAGGTTTAAGTCCTAACTCTAATATTGTAGTATCTGGAATTCATATAGGAAATTCTGGTATTTATTTTCCATCTGGTAATAATGGAATATCTTCATATTCTGGTGGCAGGCAGTTAGTTCATTTTGAACCAAATCAACTCAACATTAACTCGTCTGTGGTTTTTGATCTTAGCGGTATTGTTAACCAAAATATTTTACTCAAGAAGCAAAATGCCAATACTGTTTTTGCTGGTCCGTCTGGAGGTTGTGTACCGCCGTGTTCTCCAGATTATCCAATGTTTAGATATCTTGTTAAAGAAGATATTCCAGATTTGTCATCATTGTACTTTAATATGGCTGGTGGTACTGCAATATCTGGCACTATGACTGCAATATCTGGCATTTTAAACAATAAAATTGTAGCAATTTCTGGATACTTAGATGATAAAATAGATAATATAGTTACTTCTACAGATATAAATAGCAATATATCTAATGGTAGATTAACATTAAGCTCAGGTGATCCATCTTGTTTAAATTGCTCTGGAGTAACTCTGTACTATTCTCCATATAACGGCAATTCAATTTCTTTATATGATGGAAATATTTGGGTAAAAACTAGTTTCAACAATAGGATCGTCGCTACTTTTTCTTCATTGTCATCAAATACTTTATATGATGTATTTGGATACTTGAATAATGATATTTTGAGCTTTGATGTTGTTCCGTGGGAAATGTGGGAACCATCTTGGCAAGATTCTGAAGATCCGTTTTACAACACTAAAACATCTTCATTCAGAATAGAAGAAATATCAAAATTTGATGGCATTTATATCATGTTATCCGACAATACCAAAAAATATTTAGGAACTATTTATACCGGTTCATCTAATATATTTATGGACACATACAAACAACGCCTTATATTTAATCAGTATAATCGCATTTCCAAACCTCTAAAGTCTTTGGTTAAGGGTTCATATTGGGTTACTTCATCTACAGGTTGGTCGCCAATTACGTCTACCTTTATTGATCCAATTTTAGTCATCAATGGTACTGACTCAATATGTAATGTGGATATTAAGTTATCTGTTACTCTAAATGGTTCTAACAATAGTTATGCTCTTGGTATAAATTCTATTTTAGAAAATGGGTTTAACGGTAGTAACTTTTTGATTAGTAACTATAATCATATCGGTGGAGATGCCAATGATTATGTTAGCACTTGTTTAATATCATCTTTTATTTCTATTCCAGCTAATATACAACAATATACTGGAATACAAAAAGTTCGTAATAACACTACTAATCTGCCCATCGTCAACAATGAAAAATATGGACCAGAGAATATAGCAGTAAGTGGACAATATGGAATAATGGGAACCTATTTATGTTAAATCATTTGTATAGAGATTTGTTACCTATTATTATGGTTAAAACTCTTTCCGAATCTTCGGATGGATCTGTGAATATTCAATATTATGAAGACAATCAACCTTCATTATCTCAAATTGAAGAAATAAATACTATTTTGAACGCATGGCCTCTGCAAAAACTTAAAATTCAAAAAATGCAAATTCTTGATAACGTATGGAAAGAAAAAGTCAAAGATGGCTGGGAGACACCTTCTGGTTATAGTTTAGGCATAGATGTTTCTGATATTACCTTACTTAATGGGGCATTCACTTTAGCTAAAGAAGCTAATAATATTGGAATAAATGATCTAGCAACAATTGTAGACAAAGAGGGTCAATCACATTCTATGAATCTACAAGATCTTACTTTACTTATGTTGCAATATGGTCAAGCTCGCTCAATATTAAGCAATTCTTATGCTTCCATAAAACAGTCAATAAATGCAGCCACTTCATCAGAAGAGCTAGCATCTATAGATATTACTATATAGGTGTAAAATGCCCGTCAATGTACCAGAAAGTGTCTTCGACAAATATTTTGATGTTATAGATTCCACCTTCGACATTTTTGGAGTTGATTGCCAATTAGTATTGACAGACACTGTTGAAGAAATAGTATACGTGCCAAATAATAATATTCCAGAAAGAAACTCTATAAATGCCCACATTAATCGTAAGGGTGATTACGAGAGAAGCAACAAAATTATTAAAGAAGTAGAAGTGCTTCAAGATATTAGATTAAAAGTGTATTGGAATCCTAAAGAATTTATCAATGTCGCATCTGTACAAGTTCCAGACAACGTTATTCAAACAATTGGTATGATGACTGATTTACCTATTATACTAAAATCTAAGGCGCTAATAGTACATAATAATATCAAAGATATCAAAGAAATGAGGTTTGAGCGAATTGGTGAGCATAATCCAATGGGATTACGACAGATAAGATATTTTTCTTGTCTATGGAGAAGAATATGAGTATCTCGTTAAAACTTCTTGAATCCGAACAAGAAATAGAAAAAAAGATAAATCAAGCTATATCTACTCAAATAAATAATCTTCTATCAAGTAATCAATCTAAAATTATCAACAGTGTTGTATCTTTAATTCCAAAGTGGATAAACAATCAACCAGAAATACAAGCTTTATTATCTAGAAGCTTAACCGGAGAATTTGGATTTAACACATCGCCATCCAATATAGTCAATGCAATAATAAATGCCATATCTGGCTCAATATTAATCACCTTTAAAAAATATAACCAAAACTTAACCGGTGGAGGTTTTGAGCTTCAAATTCAACAGAATGATTTTGCTAATTTATTAGCATTGCCACAAGGACACACTATATATTCTGGTGGAGATTTACACTGGTTAGAATGGATGTTATTACGTGGAGATGAAATAATAGTAGTTGGTTATGAATATAATCCAAAAACAGGTCTAGGCAGAACGGGATTAGGCAACATGGTTCCCGGCAAAGGATTTAGAGTTCCGCCACAATACTCTGGAACAAAAGACAATAATTTTATTACAAGAGCATTTATTGGAACCGAACAAGAACAAGATATCACCAAAATATTTAAGAAAGTCTTAGGTGCATAATGTCATATCTTGAACTAAAGGGATTTGATAATGTATTTCAAAATACATTAAACAATGAATTACAAGATAATATTATTGAGTTTTTAGATTGGTCATTGCTAGAAAAAGGTAACTATATGAATGTTACCATAGGCGAGAATTCTCCAGACTCAGTAGATTATAGTAGGTTAAATATTTCTCCTAGCCCTACATATCCAAGTGGAAAAGTTTGGGAAGGCTTTAGAAAGAATTGGGTTTGGCAAAGTGGAGTATCTTACTCACCTCCACCAATTATTGGCCCTAGTAGAGCAATACCCGGTATATCTGGAGTTTACGTGAACGGCACCTTCCATCCAAGTAATACGAGTGGAACATATGCGCATAAAGTTGATTATTACAATGGTAGAGTAATTTTCAACAATCCTATACCGACAGGTAGTGTCGTACAGGCCGAATATAGTTATAAATACATCAACGTGGTATATGCCAATAGTCTACCTTGGTTAGCCGAAGTTCAATATTCTTCTTTAGAGCCAGTTGGCGGCAGTCTTAATAAAGCTAAATATGAATTACCAGCAGAAGCTAGGATGCAACTTCCAACCATAGCTATAGAAATTGTTCCTCGTAGAAATATACGTGGATATCAGTTAGGCGGTGGTCAATTTGTTGAAACTGATGTTTTATTTCACTGTTTAGCCGAAGATGAATATACTAGAAATAAATTAGTAGATATTATGTCATTACAAAATGATAAGACTATATATATGTTTAATAGTAACTCCATAGCCAGCAGCGGAGCTTTTCCATTAGATTATATGGGATTTCCAGTTTCTGGAGCATTGAGATATCCAGATTTGATCCATAATTATGCCCGTGGAAGGGTACGATTAAAAAATTCCTCTGTTCAAGACATGAAGTTAATAAATAGCAACTTTTTTGCTGGAATTGTGCGGCTGACACTAGAAACAATAGAAGTTTAATATAGTTTTGGTGTATAAGTAACTAGAGCTTACCATCTTAAAATAGGAGAGAATTATGCCCAACAATAGAATTTTCTACGCTTGCCAAGCCGTTGCTCTTGAGCCACTATATGATAATGCTGGCACACTAACTGTTACCAGTAACAACGTGCAGGTGCTTCATGGCGTTCAGAGCGTTGGCCTAAACACAACATTCAATCTAGAACAAGTTTTCGAATTAGGTCAGATCCATATTTATGAAAATATCGAAGGCGTACCAGATATTGAAGTAACCTTAGAAAAGGTTCTTGATGGTTATCCTCTGATGTATCACGTTGCTACATGCGGAGTTGATGAAGAAACTTTGACTAGCGCTGCTAAATTATCTCTTGTGGCACGTTCAAAACAGAGAACAAATGTTTATCTAGGTATTTTCCCAGAGACTGTAGAAAATATTGGCGACACCGACGCCAACGCCCTAGTCGAAGTACAAATGAGCGGCATGTATGTTAGTAGTATTGGCTTTACTCTCCCAGTAGATGGCAATTGCACAGAGTCGTTAACACTAGTTGGTAATCATAAAGCTTGGTCAATTACTCCAACAAAGTTTTCAGCCTCAGTAGCAAATCAACTTGATGATTCTACTACTGCTGGCGACGGTTTGGATGCTCCAAAGAATTTACAAACTGGATCATTCTACGGTGGCGTTCAGCGTAGAGAAAATGTAGATATTAAAAATTCTATATTACCATTATCAATTTTTGGTGTAACTCAGTCAGCCACGGCGGGTAATGCTTACAATAGCTCTAACAATACAAATAGAGTACACGTACAGAATTGCTCTATTAACTGCGATTTAAACAGAGAAAGTATTCAAGAACTTGGCAGAAAATCACCATACTATAGATTTGCAAATTTCCCCGTAGAAGTAACTTCTGAGTTTGAAGTTATTGCTGTCAGTGGCGATTTTATCAACGCTTACGAAGAAGGCGATACCAGTAAAGACGGCTTCGACGTTGGCGAAAAGAACTACGGCAACAATACAGCAGAAGAAACAATCGTTATAAGACTACACGATGGTACTGTTTTTGATTTAGGTACTAAGAGTAGATTATCATCAGTAAATTATACTGGTGGTGATGCTGGTGGTGGCAATGCTACTATCACATATAGTTATTCTACCTATAATAGTTTAACTGTAACACATCCCCAAGATTTAATTGCTAGTAAAGACAATCCAGACTATGAGCCAATTTATAACGGTACTCCTTGATTACCTCATAGCTAAATAATTAGGAATTTTTAAGGATACAAAAATGAGACTCCCGCTTATGAGAAAGCTGTATGAAGCATCATGAGCGGGAGTTTTTCGTTTCTATGGTAAGATCTGGTAAAGTATTCATAAATTATAAGGATATAGATCTAGAAGTACGCCCACTCACAATTGATCAATCTTTTAAATCTTGTCAAATATATCAACGAGCCTATGATAACGCCCTGTCAGAAGAAATGATGACCGAAGAAGATGTTAATGAGTGGATGTTAGAAAATGAACTATGGACACCTCACGACGATAAAAGAGAAGAAGGGTTAAAAAAGGATATTGAGCGTTTAAAAGTAGAAATTTACAACGCTCGTAGGGATAAAAATATGGTCAATAGTATAAGAAAATATCTTCGCGCAGGTGAGTCACAGTTATCTTCTCATCTAAACAAAAAATACATGTATCATCAAAATACATGCGAGGGCATTGCATCCACTGAAAGACTCATGTGGATAATCAAAAATACGACATATCGTGAAAACAAGATCTATGATTTTGAAGATATATCATTGCAATATGTCATAGATGAGTGGCAGTCACACTTTTTATCAGAAAAAAAGTCTAGAGACATAGCCCGCAATGACCCTTGGAAATCTTTATGGGTAGTAAGAGAAAATTCAAACTCCCCACTATTTTGCAATCCCCCCAATACTGAATTGACATATAATCAAAAAAATTTGTTAGTCTGGTCACAAATGTATGATAATATACAAGAGTCATTAGAATGTCCAGAAAAGGAAGTTATAGAAGACGATGATATGCTTGACGGTTGGTTTATAATCCAAAATCAAAAACGTGAAAAAGAAAGATTAGAAAAAGAATTTGACACTGAAACCAATAATGAAAAGATTAAAAATTCATCAGAAGTTTTCATAGTCTCTAATAAGGATCGTGCTTCAAAAATTAATGATATGAATGACCCAATGGGCAAAATGATTAAAAAACAAAGACAGTCCGCTATTGAAAAACATGGAACAATACAAGATCAAAATTTACCAGATCAAAAACGCAATATACAGATGATGGCTACTAATCAAATGAGAGGAAAAATAGGAGGATAATATGGAACCAGATTATAAGAAAATAAGAGATTCAAAATATAAAGCTGAATCAAAAGATAGATTGTCCAAGATACTTAAAAAGAAAATTCAGACAACTATGATAGGCGCATTAAGTACAATAGAAGAAAATTTTAGTTTTTTATGGAACAGCGAGTCTGGTGGACAGCTTACAAAAGACCAAGAGTTAATGAAGACTTTATACAATAAAGTGAGATCAGAAATACTAGATCGTGGAAATAATCAAGCTCGTAATATTGATGCTGAATTAGCTCAATATGATATAGAATGGTTAAGATATCAAATCAAAATACCCGTAGTTACCCCTAACAATAAATAATTGGAGGAAAATATGTCACAGGAAAAGGAAAAATCAGTAGAAGTTAAAAGAACACGAAATGGAAAAGAAGAAACAATTAAACTAACTGTTAAACGCCCCAGTAGTAATTTAATCTCTCAAGCCCAAAGAGTTGGAGCAAAAGCTTGGACAGATTGCGTAAGGGATGGAATTATGACTAAGAAAGAACTTGAAAAGTTCATGAAGCAGCAAGGTATTTGGGACGAAGGTAAGGACGAAGAACAAAAGAAAACTGTTCAAGAAATTGCCGATTTAGAAAAACAACTTTACGTTAGTGGTAACGGCGGTAAAAAGCTAAAAGCTTCTGAGGGCAAACGAATTGCTATACAGATGAGAATTAAGCGAAATGAACTTCGTGACTTGATTGCTGAAAAAATGAGTCTAGAGCAAAATACCGCAGAGTCCATATCAGATAATGTTCGTTTTGATTATCTAGTTGCTAATTCTGCGTTTTACGAAAATGGTCAGAAAGTGTATAATGATATAGAAGACTATAAAGAGCGCGGAGATGATGAAATCGCTTTTATGGCGGCATCAACATTAGCCGGAATGATGTATTCTGTTGATAAGGATTTCGAAGCCAAATTACCAGAAAATAAATTCCTTAAAATGTTCCATTTCGTTAATGAGGATCTTAGCTTAGTTAACGACAAGGGTGAGACTGTAGACACAGATGGTCGCAGAATAGACAAGCAAGGATACTGGCTAAACGATCAAGGAAATAGGGTAGATAAGGATGGTAATCCGTTGGACGAAAATGGTAATTATATACCAGAAGTCACTTATCTAGATGATGACAACAAAGAAATAAAGCCAGACGATACAGAGCAGTCAGAAAAACCAACTAAAAAAAAGAAGTCAATAGCAACGGAAAGTGAATAGACAGGGTTGTGTGGCATCAGTAAAGGAGAATTATGTCAAGATTCGTACTGACCGCACAATTACAATTACAAGCTCCAAATAACGTTAGGCAAGTTGTACAACAAATACAATCCCAGTTAAGTGGGGTTAATGTTAATGTACAAGTGCAGGGGTCTGCACAAGCACAGCGTCAATTACAGCAAGTAACTCAATCTACCAATCAAGCAACAACAGCCGCTGAAAGAATGGGAAAAGCTTTTTCCCTTTCTGTTCGGCGGTTTGCTGCTTTTTCTGTAGCAACCAGAGCAGTTAGTTTATTTACTAACACTCTTGGAAATGCTGTACAAGATGCTATTGACTTTGAACGTCAATTGATTAAAGTATCTCAGGTAACTGGTAAAAGCATTAGTCAGCTTCGTGGCCTTACTAAACAAATTACTAGTTTGTCTACCGGTTTTGGCGTTGCATCCTCAGATTTATTAGAAGTTTCTACAGTATTAGCACAGGCCGGTTTAACTGCTGAAGATACTGCCGTAGCTTTAAGAACTCTAGCAAAAGCTGCGCTTGCTCCTAACTTTGATAGTATTACTGAAACAGCAGAAGGTGCTATTGCTATTTTAGCACAATTTCAACAAGGTGTAGGCGCTTTAGAAGCACAGTTAGGGTCCATTAATGCTGTTGCTGGCGCTTTCGCTGTAGAAGCAAGTGACTTAATTGACGTTATTCGTAGAACTGGCGGCGTGTTTAAAGCTTCTGGCGGCAGTTTAAATGAACTACTGGCACTATTTACTAGCGTTAGAGCAACAACGCGAGAAAGTGCAGAAAGTATTGGTACTGGTTTACGTACTATCTTCACACGTATTCAGCGACCAAAAACTATTGAATTCTTAAAACAGTTTGGTGTAGAACTTGTAGATTTGAATGGTAAGTTCGTTGGTCCCTATGAAGCCATAAAACGATTAAGTCAGGCTTTAGCTGGATTAGGAGAAGGCGACCTCACATTTATTAGCATCGCTGAAGAACTTGGTGGCTTTCGTCAAATTGGCAAAGTGTTGCCACTTTTACAGCAATTTACGACTGCTCAACAGGCTTTGAATGTTGCAACAAAAGCAAATGATTCTCTTACTAATGACGCCGCATCTGCACAAGCGGCACTTGCTATTAGAATTATGAAGGTAAAAGAAGAATTCCTTGCTCTAATTCGTAGTATAACAGAAACATCTACTTTCCAAGTAATGGCAAATACTGCGTTGTCATTGGCATCGGCTTTAATCAAGATTGCTGATTCTATTAAACCTCTACTGCCTTTATTGGCCGCTCTTGCGGCTTTCAAAATTGCTAAAGGTTTAGGAGGTTTTTTTGGTGGTATAATGAGCGGCGCAACATCTGGAAGAACTTACAACAAGGGCGGTAAAGTTCTTGGTTTTGCTAGAGGCGGATTAGTTCCCGGCAGTGGTAATAGAGATACTGTTCCAGCGATGTTACAACCCGGAGAATTCGTAATACGCAAGAGCAGTGTTAATAAAATGGGTGCTGGTACTTTGGCGGCTATGAACCAAAATCGTTATGCTAACGGCGGTAGAGCTATCGTTGGTGCCACACAAAAACTAAAAAGTACAAAAAAAAGAGATGGAAAATATGGCGTAAATAAAGATGTCGCTGGTGCTGGTAACATACAGTTTGATGTAAATGATGGGCAGATAGGCGCATTTGTATTAACTCCACCAAAGGGATCTGAAGGAGGTTATTCTGCAACTCAACCATTCCCATTCACACTTCCTGCTGGCAATAAATATGCTAAGATTTCTGCCTCTCAAGCCGGTTTGTCGCCAGACGAAATCAAAGGCGGTGTTAACGCTGTTATAAATCCCGCTACTTATCCAGTATTCTATCCCGGAATGGAAGAAGGAAAAAGAAATTTAGAAAATAATGCTAAATATGCAGCAGCTGCTCATAAGGGATTTTTAGATGGTATTTCTACTGGAGTAAATTCTACTATCAATTCTGTTGTATCTCAAGGATTACTTGATTTACCGCCGGGATTAAACACAAATGAAAAATTGATGACCGGCATAGTTGGCAAAATTCAGTCGGATAATCAAGTCAGAAGTACTATAGAAGGTTATTTATTTGAAGCGATGATCTCAGCTTTTACGGGAGCAACAGCCGCTGGTGGTAGAGCAAATTTTGACTTCCCAAGATCTGCAATATCTCAAAATAAAGACAAGCTTGGGACTTTGTTTGGTAGTCAAGCACAAGTAAATAAGTTGATTAAAGCTGAAGCCAAGCGTAGTTACGGTGAAGTTGGTGGTAATATACAAAGAAAATTAGCTAATGATATTATTAATGGCTATAAGGGCGGTGTTAGTTTAAGAACAACTGGTCAACGAAAACACTTTGGCGGTATAATTCAAAAATTTGCCGATGGTGGTGGGGTCGGCAATGAATTGCCCAAGCGAAGTATGGCATTTGATGAAGATTCTCTTATTGCGGCAGCAAAACAACGAAATATAACAGTAGAAAAACTAAAAGATATGCTTGATCAACGCCAATCAACAGGATGGCGAGATTTTATCATGTCGGATTCTGAAATCAAAAAAATGAATTTATTACCAAAGAGAATAAGTTCTCCCTTACTTGATGCTGTTGAGGCGGCAAAGTTTGAAAGACAAGATAGAATTGATGAAGCGGTGAAAAAGAAAACCGGAAAATCTATTGGAGATTATGAAGGTAGAAGCAGAGAAAAGAAAATTGTTGATGCAACTATAAGACGCCGCAGATATGCTACTGGTGGAGGTGTTGGTACAGATACTGTTCCAGCCCTATTAACTCCCGGTGAGTTTGTTGTAAATCGTTCATCCGCTCAGAGGATTGGTTACGGTAATCTAAACCGTATGAATAAAGTTGGTAAATATGCCAAGGGCGGAATTGTACAGCGATTTGCTACCGGTACATCTGGCAGCGGAGCCAAGCCCGCTAGACCCGCTTTTGATCTTCCAGCACAAAAATTGTCTTTTGAAGGTGCTAGAAAATTAGATGTAGCTGCACTGAAGATGGCATCAGTTTTGGATAGAGTTACTGCTGGAGGTTTTACAAAACTTGCTCTAGGTTTGAATTCATTAGCAAAAAGCGCCGTTGGTGGTGAAAGCGTTACACAAAAATATCAAAGACAGTTAGTTTATTTAAACAGTGTGTTACCCGGCTTTTCTGCAATCATAGATGAGAATGCCAAACTAAATCGACGCTCTGTTGCGGTCAATATAGATGTAGTAGACAGTATGTTCTATAACTTACAACAACTACAGAAAAGTGGAGCGTCACAAGATAAAATACGAAGTGCCGCAGAACAATATGTTAATGCTCTTGCTAAAAATTCAAGAGACATTAAAGCTAGCAATCCTATATCCATACCATCAGCCGCACCTTCTCCAAGGAGGCCGATCCAAACTACATCACCGTCTGCTACTCCAAGTGGTGGTTTTGCTACTATGGGTGCAACTATGGGTAGCAAAGTTGGTGGTGTAAATACCAATACCGCATCTGTTAACGCTAATACCAAAGCGCAAAACTCTGCCGCAAAAAGCGCAATGGGTGTTGCGGCTGGTAATAAAATGATGGTAGCTTCTATGGGCGTTAGTATAGTTCAAGGATTTTTACCAGCACTTGATGAATCTTCATCTGGCGCATTAAAAATGGCTCATAGCATCTTGGGGTTAATCACAACTATTACAGCGGTAGGATTTGCCTTAGAGGCATTTGGTGTAAAATTAAATTCACAAAGTATGATGGATTTTCTTGGTGGGAAAGGTATAAAAGGAGCAAGTAAATTCGGAAGAAGTGCTGCACTTCAAGGCGGTAGAGGTTTAATGAGAGCGGGATCTTCTGTATCTAGTTTATCTCCCACGCTTGGCAAAGGTTTAACTTCTTTAGGTAGTTCATTAGGATCTGCTAGTTCTTCAATTGGCGCTCTTACTCAAAATGCAACTGCACTTGCTGGTCCACTTATTGCCATCGCAGGATCTGCTTATATTGCCACTCAAGCTTTTAATTCTGTGATAACTAGTTTATATGATTACGATAATCAACTAAAGGGGGCAATTGACAGCGGAAATGTCGCAAAAGCAGAAGAAATTGCCGGTAAAAAAGCTGGACTAGAAGGCGCAAATGTTGTAAGAGCCGGTGGCGCAACTGCCGGTGCCGCCATAGGTTTTATACTTGGTGGACCAATTGGTGCAGCCATAGGTGCCGCACTAGGTGCTGGTGTAGCTACTCTAGTGACAGGTGCAATATCTGGTATATTTGGTGAAGCTGGAGACAGATTTTTAGCCGGTATTGGAACTCTGTTTGGTGGTGCTACATATGACAGTGCTGTTGCTTTAGCCGCAGCACAGGCTGGAGCAGTAAAAACTCAAAAGGCTCTAGAACAAGCGCAAAAAACAGCAACTTCCGCTATGAATGACTTTAGCAATGGAAGTATAACTGCATCAGAAGCATTGTCCAGAATAAGATCCAAAACCGCTGAAGTGTCAAAGCAAGAAAAAAGAACAACTGACTTTGTTCGTGAAAATTTAAAAAATAGATCTCAATATAATGGGTTGTTGTCTGGGGGTTCTGTAGCTGGCAGTTTAGGTTCTGCCGCTAAAGGATCTTTTGCTGGACCAATAGGTCAAATAGCAGGATTACTTGGTGGAGAAGGCGCACTAAGAGATGTTTATACACTGGGAGGCTTATTAGGAGAAAGCTCATCTGTAAGAAATGAAAGACTTAGTAAAGAAAATGTTGAACAAATAAATTCTTCAGCAAAACAGCAAGCAGAAGCATTTAATATAGAAAGTCCAGCTAGACAAGCTGCTATTAGATCGCGAATTGTTAGAGGCGGCAAAACAGAAGATATTAGAAAAGAAGCTACCGGAGATCTTCAAAGTAGAATATCTGAATTGAGGGTCTTGGGATCAGATTTGGATCTTGCTGGCGATAAGAAGGGTGCTGAAGCCGCTAGGTCGGCAGCAGCACAAATGGCAGAACAGTTGGATCAAGTCAATGAAGAAATCAAGAATATTGAAAAAGAAGTAAAACGTGCGAAAGAATCTTTTCAAGCTATGAATTTAGGGCTTAGATCAGCTGACGCAACGGCTTCTGCACTCTCTGCTAGTATGTCTAGATTTACCGCTGGATTAGAAGTTGGTGGATCTACTTTTGTCAGCGATGTTGAATTTTTACAGGAATCTATTAGTAGCGCTGCACAAGCTATGAATCCAGACGAGATAAGAGATGCCGCACAAAATGTTGCTAATAATTTACGAGGCATGGGAGTATCTCCACAAATGGTTGCTAAGTTTGAAGGAAATGTAGCCGCATTTACTCAAGCTCAAGCCAATTACAATCAAGCATTTGAAAATGTCAAAAATTCTATGAAAGAAGCTGATTTCAAAGATCTAAGTTCTGATGAGATAAAGAAAAGAATGGCGGAAGAACTTGCTAGCGGTTTGGGGCCGGGAGTATCTGACGAAGCTAGAGAAAACCTCACAAAAGTTGTTAAGAATATGAACTTAGAGGATTCTGATATAGATAAAATAATTGCTGGAGACTTGAGCGCTTTTGGAGATAAGTTGACAGAAGAACAAAAGAAAATGTTTGAACCTATTCAGAAAATTGCTCAAGAAAGAGCAAAAGCTGAACAGGTTCTTACTGAGTTTACTAAGAAACGAATTGATGCTGAAAGAAATCTTGTAGCAGCACAACAAGAGGCGATAGATTTACTGTCGGAAGGTAGAGAAATACAAGCTAAGTATGGCGGCCAAGCTGTTAGTATGCAAGAAAAGAGAGGAAATTTATTAGCTAAATCTAACGTAGAAGCTTCTAGGCTTGGCTTGACATCTATGCGAACTGGTGATGCTGGTGAATTAAGACGCAGAAATGCAGAAATTCGCGGAAGGTTTTCGCAAATTGAATCTCAAAGAACATCTCAAGGTGGTATGGCTGGAACCGCTGGAGTTACTGCTGATGAAACACAAAAAGATTTACAAAAAGCATATAAAACACAAATTGATACTATTAGGGGGCTAATTAAATTAGAGGAAGAACAACTAAAGATAACAGAAGAAAAGAATAAACTTGAAAAAGATTCTATGGAGTCGTTAGTCAAGGGCGATGTGGAAGCATTCTTTAAACAGCAATCCGCAGTTGGCGCTACAGCCGCTATCGCTAGTGGTGATCAAAGATTAATGAATCAATACGGAGCAGAAGCATTGGGAACTGCCGCCCTAGACATTAAACGTCAACAAGATGCTGGAGTTCAAACTTTATATGGTCAACGATTGGCTGGGGCTGGCGGATTAACTGAGGCCGCTTCTAGTGCTGCATTATCAGCCAGAGGCGTAACAGATATGAGAGCAGCACAGGTTATGGCCGGTACTACGGCTGAAGAAGAAGCTAGTAAAGCTAGACTACGTGAATTGGGCGGTATGCTCGGAGAAACTGGAGAACTTGGAGCAGAAATGGCAGAAATGCAAGTTCAAACAGCCACCATAAATGTGAATAGCGCTCAATTAAAATTTAACGAAGTCTTAGAAAGAGGCAACAAAGCAGCCGAAAAAGCTAATAGGGCTGAAAATATGCCAGCTGTCGCTAAAGCCCGTGGTGGTTTAATATACGCAAATAGAGGTATTTTTGTGCCTCGCGGCACAGATACCGTACCAGCCATGTTGACTCCCGGTGAATTTGTGGTGAATAGGGGTGCAGTTCAGCGTGGTAATAATTTACAAATTTTACAAGCTATGAACGGCGGCGCTGGTGTATCTAATAGTGATGGTGGTGCCGCCATGATGGCTAGAGGAGGAATGGTAAGATATCGCCAAGAAGGAAGTTCAAGCCCAGAAGCACCAAGTCAAGGAATGACAAATTTTGTTGCAGCTTTAGAAAACTTCAATAGAGTATTATCAGAAAATGTTCAATCACTCAGAGATACAAAGATAAGTATTAAGTTAGATTCTACTAGCGTAAGTATTAATTTAAATGACGGCGGATTGTTAAAGGCTCTTACCGGTCAAGTAAAACAGGAACTATTTGGACTTATTGAAAATCAGTTTAAGGTTGTAGACGGCGGAAGACTAAAACGAACAGATGGCGGAATAGTATAATATGAGTTCTATATCCTGTAGCACTAATAATAGAGAATATCTATCTGGAAATTCCAGACTGTTGGCAACTGCCGCAATCAATCACGGACTGCCTAATAGAATATCTTCTGTATCTAAATTGCTCACAAAAGAGTCAATATACAGAAATGTTTTTTCTTTTGTGTCTGGATCATCTAGATTGCTTGCCAATGAAAATATGGACTTTGCACCGTCTGAAGAATTGAAGGATATGGCTGTTGGCGATATTCGTGGCTATTCGAATATAGAATTTAGAGTCAATTCTAGATTATCATCGTCTTCTAATTTTAAGAATACGTTTACTGATAAGTTTGCTGGACACAAGCCAAGCTTTAGAGCTTCGTCAAAACTATATCCAATAGGTGATGTATCATTTACAAATAAGATTACTAGCAACAATATTCAAATCACATCTTCTCCAGCATATCAAAAATTAGATGAGGGTGTTTTTTCGAATAACTATACCGATAACAATACAGATGGCAAATTGCTTTCTGACGATAATCAATCTGTCATATTTCCAAATCAAGTCTTTAGTTCTGGCGATCTAGAGTATAAATTTCGCGTATCTTATCCACTAGCTAATCCAAAATTAAGTTACTTAGCTTTGAGGGCATCTGCACCATTTGATGATTATGTATTACGCATCCCACAACAGTATGGCATTTATGATATTAAGCTTGAGGATCCAAGTGGTAATTTGATTATACAATATGAAGATATTCAAATAAAAGGTGATAATAATTTTACAACTTATATCTCTCAACCTGTTGTAAACAATGTAAACAAGCCATCTTGGGAATCTGGATTTCCATATATGGATTCTGGTGGCCCCTTATTCTTAGAAAATCAACCATATACTTTATCTCTTAGCTTATCCTATACTTGTAACAATCGACCATTTGATACTAAGTTCAACTTTGGCTATGAATACACTTGTGTAAGCGGAATATACACCAACGTAGACAATCCAAACTTATTTAATGGTCTTCGCATTTCTGCAATAGAAATAGGCAATAGCGGCGGTGTCGGCGTATTGAAGAATAATTATCTTAATTTTTATTCTAAAGTAAGAGATAAATCTGAAAGAGTTGTTAGAACTCTGTTACCAAATACAATATTTAACAACACATATAATAATGGCATATATCCAGAGTCCAACAGTATCTGGAAAACAACCGTTGATGATACTGAATATACAAACATATCTAATTCTGGCGCTGTTTATTTATTGCAGAAAATTAGAAACGACAAAACTAGTGATTACATTACACTGTTAAATACTTCTCCAGTACAAGATAGCGGCAGATTAATACTTAAATTTGATACTAAACCAGAAAGAGACTCAAGCGATCAATATATAAATGGCGCTTTCGCGTTTGGCGGGAATAGCGACTTCGACAATGCAGAACTAACAAATTATCCATATAACGATCACTTTTTTGACATAGACTCAATAGAACTAAAAATTATAGCTAAAAAACACTCCAGCAATCCAGACTATGCTATAGACGTAGTAGGTTATAGTGATGACAAACTGTTAAATATCACAAGTCCTGTTGGCGGATTCCTACAAAATAGTGGATCATTGATATTTGATAGTAATAATGTTCCAAACGTATCCGGATTCAGTTTTAATACATTTGGCTTATCTAGCACAAGTCTTTCAGATCAATCAGAATATTATAATAGAGATACATCAAGGCTTGGTGATCACTACATTATAGAAGACTCTATATTAGTAGATAGTACATCATTCAAAGAATATACGATACCACTAGATATATATCAAAATCTAAATGTTTTAGGATTTACTAAATATTCTGTCAGTTCTTTTTTTGAGCATCTTTATATAGATATTTCTCCAATACCAAGTGGAGCATCTATAGCAAATATCAAGATGGTTATATATTATAAACCATCGAATGCAATGATGATGCATACTCTAGGAAGTCCAGCCAATAAGTCAGCGGTTAACAAAAAAATTAAATTACTTCCATCTACTAATGTTGGTGGAAATCAAATAAACACTAATATTCCATTAAGCGGTATAGTTACTGGACTTACAACTCCTAACTACATTAAATCTAATTACAGTCGAAGATGGAGGGGTGTAGATGGTAATGTGCTATCTGGTGGAGATTTTAATCCATTAACATTTGATTATTCTTTTAATCATAAAACTGCTCTGAATCCATTTTTATCTTCGTATGTCGATTTTCACAACACTGATGGGGTAGATATTTTTGATACTAATGGAGATTATGCTGGTCAAGCGTCATCTAGTTTTGACATTCTTGAAAATTTTGGTTGGAGATATTCTTCAAATCAATTATTTAATGATATTACAACAGATTATAAATCAATAGTATGGAAAAATAATATATTTGATGCTTTTGATAGAGCGGCTAGAATTTCATCGACCAACGAACTTACGATGTATGTTCTTGACAACGATTCTTTTGATGATTATGATAATCCAGATAATCCACTAGGCTTTGCTTTATTTTTAAGATTTACTCCAGACAAAGTATCTACTAATGATCTTAACAACTGTTTAATATTTTCATATGAAAACAGCACTAAGTATTCACTTGCACTAATCTGCGAAGATGGCACTTTAAAACTAAAAGTTCGAAAAGATGATGATACCATAGTAACCTTGTCTGATAGTATATTAATATCACAATATCAATTTCCATTGTCGATTTTGATTACTTATAATGATGATGGTAATTACACATATAAACTTTATACAGATAATGAATTAGTATCTGGATTCAACAACTTACGTTCAACCTCATCAACAATAACAACATACATTTTGTCTGGATCTCCAGCACTAGCTATAGGATATTCTCAAGTTTATAATGCTCAAAATCCTTTACCATTATTTTTGCATGAGGTTGGTGCTTCTAATGGTAAGTGTAATATTATTGAAAGCACTAACTTAAATAAGTTTCTTAAGCAAACCAGCGCGCGATCATTTTTTGATTCGCATAGAATGCATTTTAACAATACTTCTATTACTAATATAAGATCTGATCAATACTCTTACATTGATGATGACATTGACTTATGGCATTTGGGGGCATACAAAATATGTCAATTTTCACCAGATTTTGACTTCTTTAAGAAGAAGAATGGAGATGATTTCTTATCATTTAATCTCAAGCATAATGGATCTGGATATAGCGCTTATACAAATTTGACATTACCATCTAGCGTGAACTTGTCGGGCGTTGCATATCATACTCAAATTGAAAATGACTTTTTAAGATTCAATTTATCTAATATTCCATCTGTAGATCAAGATAGATTTTATGCTATTGCTCCAAGAATTTGCAAAACATTGCCAAAGGGATATCAATTTAATGATGATGCAATATGCGTTGATACTATAGTTGAACACGACACGTTCAGCGATATTGTTTGGGACGATGGCAAAGTTGGTCCAAAACTAATTGTCAGTCTATATACCAAAAATCAAGAGTCTGATAATAGACCGAGCAAAATGTTTGGGCTGATTAATCGTTCTACACATTATTTAGAGCCTTCTGGATGTATTAGAAAGTTAACAAGCAAATTTACTTTTGATAGCTTATTTGACGTATCTGAACCATGGGCTGTATTTGATAGAGAATCATATACAAAAGAATTTAGAGAAAAATATTTCTCTAAAGATTTTGATGATATGTTTTTACAGTATGATCTTATTTATCCATCTGGTAGACCAATTAATTCTCTTATAAAGATACATAGCGCAAATGTAAGGCTAGAAGAAGCTATATTCGTTAACGATACATTTAATAATCAATTAAATCTTTTCGCAAATGTTGAAAAATATGAACAATTTGCATATTTAAATCTTTTTGCACCACTGTCTTGCTCTGGATCTAAACCTCTTATATTATATGTTGATGGGCAAAGATTTACAAGTCCAGATGATATCAATTTGTTCATTGATAGCAGTGGATTTTATACTAACCCCGGTTTATTGAATCTACATACTTTAAATATTGGTTCTGTTAGTACAGAAGGATTAAATCTATATGTAAGTGGACAGTTTATGAGAGAGACATATATGCCATTGTATATATCTCCAGCTGTTTATCCTTCTAGTGGCAGCGTAATACTATATTCACACGCAACTGATCCAAATGCCGGTTTTGTTGACAATAGTTTAACATTGAGGACCAGAGGTATAACGGCATCATATAATGCCTATCCTTCCTCGACCATGCCAATGTTTATATATGGCAGTGGCTATGGAGATAGTATAAATAATAGCACATTATTGTACATAAATGGTTATGAGCCAAACATAGCATATGATAGCGGTACACTTAATTTGGTAACTATAAATTATCCAATTTCAGCATCTCTAGCAAATAGAAGTGCTTCTATAAATTGGACAAATAACAATGTTGGAATAAATATTACTGCGCAAGACAATCAATATGCTTATGTAGACTCTGATGATAATATACGTGGAGTTGATATCATATGCTACGGTTCTTGCTCAACCAATAATAGTAATAGATGTTCAGAAGCCGTAATCGATATACATGGAATTAAGTGGTATTATCCAGACTCTTGCGTAGATGGTGGCATATTTAGGGCAAAGAATACTTATACTAATCTATCTTTCCCAAGTGGATCATTTGGACACGCATCCGGTTCTCAAATCGTATATGATCCAATGCCATACAGCGGCCACTTTTATGGAATAAGAAAATACACCGGACTTGCACCCAATACTCCATATGTGATTAACATAACTGGTAAATCTGGATCTTCCGAAGCAATAGACATACCAACTGAAATTATAGAAGTAGAATATAATAAAAACGAAACTGATCAAGTAAAAACAGATCATGATGGATTCAGAATAATAGCAGACAGTTTTTATCAAAGTAGCGGAAACAAGTTTGGCAAGTCTGTAGCTTCCAAAGATGACTTACTAGCTATCGGCGCTCCATTTAGACCCGTTCTTTATGATAGTGGAGTTGCTCCACCTCTTACATTAACAGAAGCTGGAACTGTATTTTTATATCGTAGACAGGCTAGACCTAGTGGATATGAATGGCCGCTTGAAAATTACAAATCTTCTTGGATTTTAGAGCAGGCACTTACTCTTCCGTCTGGCTTATTGAAGGACTACTCGACAGCAAAAGAAGTTAAATACAAAGACCTACCATTCAATCCAATTATGACTACTTGGTATGTAGGTCAAGAAGGTAGACAATTCGGTCACTCATTAGACCTTGCTGTAAACCACAATAAAAAATCTGTTGGTGAAGATTCCCAGCAGACTCTTGTTGTCGGTGGCCCCAGCGCAAAGTGGACACCTAGATTATTTGACAACGGCGATCCATCCGGTGTAAACATTGGGCTAATGATTTTCTCTGATGAATTTAAGCACGAAATACCAGTAGTAATAAATAAGTCAGTAGTTATATTAACATATCGCGACGTATTAGAAGCAGTCGCTGATAAAGATCTGTTGTTTAGATATTTTTCTGATCCTAGAATAAAGTTCGATCTAAGATTAATGATTTGCCCGCCAAAGGCTAACAATCAAGAATTGTCGCAAACATATTTTCCAGAAAAACCAGACTTTATAGCCTTACGTGATATTAGTAGAAATGTTGGATATCCAGTTAGCAGAGAAATAATAGACAATTCTGTTAGTGGTATGAAAGCTACTTTCTTTGAATCATTTCCATATGATGAAAGTAAATTAAATAATAACATTCCTCCAGTTTTAGGAATCTGTATAGATAACAGCGTTTCTCTAGGTCGAGAATCATTAGAACCAGCAATAGACGAATTTATCAACTTTTATAAGAGCTATAGTTTTGCTAGTGGTCTTGTTGATTCCTTTGGAGTTAGATCATCTGGTCTTGTTGTTGAATATCTATCAGACGGTGATGCAAATTGGATTGAAATGTCTAAATCTTTACTATCCGAAGTATTAGATACAGGAAAGATGATTCAAGAAGACAGATTTAGATTCTTTACTAACAAAGTTGGAATATTTAATACTACTTTATCAGAATTCAATGTTCCTCCAGAGAGTGGCGGTAAAGTATATATATTTGAAAAAGAAAGTGGATCTTGGAATTTAATACAAGAAATTCGATCTGAAAATGTAACATATACCACTCCAGACAGATTTGGTCATGCCGTTAGTATAAGCGATGACGGCGAGGTCGTAGTTATAGGATCTCCATATACAACGCAAGCAGTTAATATTTATGAACGAAAAGACGATCAAAGAGACTTATATTACTCTTTATTAGCAGGTTGGGTAGAATCTAATTACTATGATAAATACAAGACAGCTGTTACGAAGTATAGAGAACGTCCTAGCTTAGAAGCTGCTTATGCATTGTATATACAATTAGATCCAGAACACAAGTTCAAATCTAGAGTAGATTTAAATATACAAGAATATCAAAAGATTCATACATTTGGGTACGAAAGAATGCAACCCATTGGATCTTGGACATTCATACCGCAAGAATTTGCTCCAACATCTAGACTAGGCTATAGTGTTGACACCAATGAAGACGGTAGTATAGTTGTTGCTGGCGCACCTACAGATAGTTTAAATTTCTACAACGACGCCGATGTTTATCACGTTAAGGGTGGAACAAAATTCCAAACTTTGTATAGTGATCCAAATGAATTAATACCTAGTGTTATCGATCCAGCTTGGTCTGCTGCCGTTAACGCTGGGTCAGTACACGTATTTCAATCTAGAAAATATTTTCCACATAATAGGGCTGTAGAAATTGGTAGATTTGGTAACTTGCATGAGCTATCTAGTGACAATACTCTAGATTCTGGTCACTTTGGATATCTATCGCAGATATTCAGTGACAAAAACTTTACTAAGACAGAATTCACAGACTCTAAAATCCCCACAGATGCCGGTTTGGCATTTATCATCACACCTTCTGCTGATGCTATAAGTATTAGTAACGAAGTGTTTGACAATATTGCGAGATGGCTCGCACTGGGTGATAGAAATCTAGTTCTCGTTGCTAATGATCCAATTTGGGAAAGAAATGGATTATACGCCAAGTCTAACGATATTCTTAACAAGCTTTTAGAAAGATTGCAATCTCGTATGAGGATTGTGCCAGCAAGAAATCAATATGAATCTCTACCAAATGGATATACGGATTTTAATAATGTCATTCCGTCCATGATTCCACAGGGCGCAACTTCTACATTTACAAATAGAATGCCACTAAAAGCTAGCGGAGTTGCCGATATAAAGATTTATTTTCAATATGAAGAAGAGCATATGCCATGCGAAGAAAAAGTATTGTGCGATCCAGAGGGCGAAAAAGAACAGATACAGACACGCTGTGAAATGCCACTTAAAAATTATGGAGATCTAAGAGCTGGATGGAACGATTATTGTTGTAAGCCTACTGCCAGAGGTTTTGCTACGGTTATATACAAGAAGAATTGGCCCTTTATTTTTGGTTCTTTTGTTCCAGATTGTGGACCAAATCCTCCGCCTCCTAAACCAACTAAGAATCAAGAGCCTATTCCATTATTAGCGGCAGCAGAAAAAGTTATACAAGAGATAATATATCCAGAAGTTCCTGCTCAATTCAGACGAGATAGAAAATTCAATATTATATATGAAAATACAACATATTATGAGCTTGGAGATCAACAAGACGAAAACTTAGTTTTTGCATGGTCTGCCGACCACGATATGTATGACAGCATAGAATATAATATTACTAGCAATCTCACATCGGAGCCTTTCTTTACTCCCGATGAAGGTGGAGTATTACAAGCTCGCGGCATATCAAAAATAGACATCACACCATACATATCTAAGAAAACAGTTTCAGATAAAACATACTTTGGTGTTGAGCATCAATATCCATCAAATAAAACATCTTCTGTATCTGTACTAGCCTCTACGTTTACAGAATCAGAGGCTTGTTTATTATTAGAGGATGAAAATATTAGTTTTTATGTTAATCTAGTTTCAAGTTCTAAAACTCAAAGGGGTCAATCAGTAATTGCTCAGTTGGGCGGATGGACTAATAGACCTAGCTTTGCAGCAGGATATGACAAATCAATTTTAAGAAGTATATTTTTGAATAATCGTAATGGTGTGGATGAAAATGTATTAACAGAGTCATTAGATGGTCGCTACAATGTTGCTTGGGTTGCCGCTATAAATAGTCAGCCAAGTAATTACGAACTATTGCTACTAAAGAATTGGCTAAATATTGGCAATAAAAAACTAGTTATTACTTGTGATGGTTCATTAGAAAGTGTACAGCAGGCACAGATACTATGCAATAAATTAGGTATTGACATACAACCAGTTTATCTTTCTCATTTAAATAAGTATCAAAAATCGAAAATATATTACTTCAGAATTGATAGAGATCACCAAGTTGGCGGTAGATTTTTTAATGATCCACGTTACTACATAGATGAATTCTATCTACCATTCCAGACTCCAGCAGAATGCTATCCATTAGCATTGTCAGAAGGTGGAATAGGTTTTGCGCTTTCGGATGAAGTTATATATGATGAAATTCCAAAAGAAAATATAGATACTTTATGGAGTATGAATGCTGGTATTGTGCGACTAACAGTCCCAACTCAGGCTGGATCTGGATATAAGTTATTCATTACTACATCTGCTGATACTCCATCTGAGATAGGCTCACTAAAATTTAATATCGCTCAAGCATCTGTAGCTCCATCATTCCCAGTTAATGGTGCCAATGGATCATATTCTATACCAGAACTAGACACCAATGGTCAAATATATGATTCCTTACCAATTGTAACCGCATTCTTTGGGGAAGACTCACAATCTTCTGCAACTAAAACCATCAAATTTCAAAATGCCTCTAACGAATCATTTAACGAAATCTATATTTCATGTGCCATTCCTAGAGTACATAGTGGAACAGATATTATCCCACGCAGTATAAAACTTGTTGGAATATCTGGAGTATTAATTCCAATACTTACTAAGGTTTCGTCTACACCAATTGCCATTCCAACAGACGAATTCGATATAGTTCAAGTTTCAGACAAGCAAGAAGAACGAAAAGAATATGTTGATGTAATTAGACCAATCAGTACAGATAATACAAAGTATTGTTCAGATAGATGTATGTTCTTGGGCAATCAGTTGATAGATGATGGTCCTGTCGTGGCCGCTCAAGAAATAGAAATTTTATCACCATTTGACGCTGGATATGCACGTTCACGCATCACAGTTATAACAGACTCTAGTATGATTCAAGGTAGATATGTAGTTGATAATAATGGAGTTATTCCACAAGAGACATATTCTTTCATTCGCAGTCTATATCCAGAGACTACATTTACATCTGATAATAGCGGCAGACAATTTGATGTATATAACAAACTTATTTCTCCAGAACGAGGTAGTCCAAGTAAATATTATCTTAATTCTTCTCTTAGTGGAATAAATAGAAACTTTGGAGGATCTGGTACAGTTACGGCAAGCATAATTAACAAGTACGAATCTCAATACTTGCCGCAGTATATTTCAAAACGTCCAGATTTACCGTGGGAAGGCGAAAAAGACGAAAAGGTCATAGCACGAATTAGAAACGAATATATTAGCGGATTTTATTACGAACAGTTTAATCATGCATCTACCGCTAGGTTCAGCGGCATTATTGATGGCGTAAGATACACCGACGCTCCAATAGGTGGCGGTTTGCCACAGTTACTGAAAGATAAAGGATATGATTATCTTGACTTGGATCATTTTGTTTCTGGATATCCCGGAGATCTATTTGGTTATGCGGTGTGTGTCCACAAAGACAAAATTATGGCTGGTTCTCCATTCTCAGCCTTCTCTTCAGAAACAATTACACCTTGGGATAGTGGAGTAAGTTTACATTTAGGAAACGACGGCGGCGCTGGGGCTGTCTATATGTTTGAAAGATCTGGCAATCTTTTATGGCAGTACAGCAAAAAGTTTAGACCAGAATCTTTAATGGGTCAACTAAGTGGAGTAAATTCCTATTCAGATCAATTTGGACATGATATTGACATTAAGAATGATACAATTATCATCGGTGCGCCAAATCACAAATTTGATACTTTCTATGAAAATGTATTTGATAGCGGAGCTTTCGCAAGAAAGAATTTCAATGGTCAGTTTGATATTCCACAAAGAAATATTTTTGATTTAGGTATTTCTGGAAATAGATTATTACTTGAAACAAGTGGAATTAATGCAGATAAAGCTGGGGCAATTTATCTATATGAAAATAAAGTTATTGATTGGGAAAATAAAACAAGATCTTGGTCATTAGTAGAAAAGTTTGTGTCTGAATCTCCAAATTCAAGCGGTGAAAGATTTGGTAAAACAATATATTTATCTAGACCATACAGATCGGATGCTGATTATACTGTTTTTGCTGGAGTTGATAATGCCTCTGGAAATAATATTTTAAATCTTGGAGCAGTATATGCAAAAGATATTATGCTCAAGAGGCAAAATCCATCGCTGCCGAATTCTGGATCTTGGATCAATGCGCGACTGTTTGGAACTCGCGATATTTATGGCGAACCAACAATTGTGTTGAATTTCACAAATAGTGGAAATAATAAGCCATATTATTCTAGCGGCATAATCATACCAAATAGCAGAGGTGAGATATTCCTAGAGGTATCTGGTCAAGACCCATCTATTCGTGGATTTATAGCCCATCGACCATATATTGAGTCTGTGCTTGGATATTATCAATATGGAGTACTTTTAGATTCTGTAATGTCCCTATATATAGACGGCAAGAATTTAGAGCCTAGTTCACAATTACCATTAATTATGAATGCTGAAAATTCTGCCTATGTGTATAATACAATAGGATTGTATAATGGTGGTGTCAGTGGCATATCTGACTCGTTGCCATCTGGTTTATATTTATTCAACCAGAGTGAAAGCGGCGTTTCATTGTCTTCAAGCCTCACACTTACCACTAGCGGGACATGGAATTCATCAGATGCTCTTAACCTTAGAGTAAGAGGGAAATAATGCTAGCAATTTCTTATGACACCAGTGCCAAATGTATTATTAGGCCCGTTCCACTTATTTCTATTACGCAAAATGCTATTAGAAATAAAACTGGTATGCTTGGTAGTTACTATAGTATCACCTTAAATGGTACTATTTTACCAGATGAAGGATCGCCATATTACATAATTGGCAATGCTTCTTCTCACTCTAGTCCTGCATCTATTGGATCATCATTCAAAAATGAATATGATAGACCGGCTCATGAGTCAGTTCCGGTTGGAAAGGCTATGTCATCTATCATAGCAAAACAAAATCTAATTAGAGAGTTGTTTAAAAAGGACGGGCAATTATTTGAACTATTGCCAGCGGACAACGATCCGGGTAGTCCGCAGGATGAATCATCCGGCATTTCAGATGAACCAATATTAAAATTTTATCCAATTGTTGAGTCTATTAGTTTTGAAGAAGGCATTTACATCAATAGTTGTAAATATACTGTCAATTTAAGAGCAGAGGTACTATTAGACAATGGCAATAATATTATTTCTGATGGATTAGTGAATTCTACTTTTACTCCAGAGGGCGCCAATAGAATTCCATATAGAAACAACGACGGAAACAGACTATCACTTGCTTCAGCTTTAGCGGCGAGCGGCTTCGTTGAAGACTATAGTGAAAGTTGGTCCATAGAAGTAGATGAAGGCAAAGGTGTAACAAATACGTCAGCAGCAAATCCAACTACTTTGCCAGATACTCATATTGGTTCTATAAGAACATACAGATTAACTAGAAACGTTACTGCTACCGGTAGAACTATGTACTACCAAGAAAATGGAGTTGGCGAATCTAAGAGAAGAGAAGCGTGGGAACAAGCCAAGCAGTATGTATATCTTAGCGTTTTGAAAGATACAGATGATGAATCAACCAATAACTCTACTGGATACGAACAATTTCCAGAATATAGCCTTGGCCCATATTTTGGTAGTGGTTTTTTAAACATAGCTAAAGATATATGGGGAGGTTACAACCACTTACGAACAGAATCTATTGACGTAACCGCCGGTACATTTACCCTAAATGATACTTGGCTGTTATCTAGTGGGACTGCATACGAAGATTATAGAATGTCTTTATCTAAAAGTTCAGATAATGCTTTACATAAAGTCAGTATAGAGGGTAACATTAAAGGCTTATCTAGTCAACATGCTGGTGGTGGATCCTACGGAGGTTCTAATACAACCACTCCAATCAACTTAGGCGGCGGAAATGTAAATACTCAATATCAAAATGCTTTATACAAATTTCATCAAATCAGCAACACCGGTCAGTATGGTCCAAATTGCTATCTATACCGACGCGCTCAATCTATTGTACATCAAAATTTAAATCATATTCCATTATCTGTTTCTTTAGGCACAAATGAATTTACAGGCGAAATTACTTATAATGTTGAGTATGACAGTCGCCCGCTTAATCTAGTTGATGGTACACTTTCTGAAAACATTTCATTTAATGATACATATCCCGGCGATGTTTTTGCAATTATACCGGTTTTGGGTCGCCAAACAGGCCCAGTTTTACAATACATTGGCGGCAGAACAGAGTACAAGCGTGATCTTACAATAGAACTGATAATGGACAGATACTATTCTTTTGGCACTCAAGGAACATTGAAAGACAAAATACGTCGATTTTCTGTATTATCAAAACCAAGTCTGAATGAACCATATAAAAGTCAGATTAATGCAATAATTCATGCTTATAGTCCAATAAATGAAAATGGCATTAGAAAATATTTTATAAGTCCCCCAGTAGAAAGTTGGGATGCTAAGTCTGGAAGGTATTCTTTACAAATCAATTGGACATACGAGTTAAATAGATAATGGCTACTAATTCTGAGTTTCGCAATGTAGAAGAAAATTATACTGATAATAGTATCCAATTGAGGAGAGTATTATCTAGCGGTATAATAGGATTGGCAAATGATATTCCCTATAATCCATCTGAATCTAATCGTAGTTTAGCAGCACCAGACTATCTTTCATTTCCAACTACTGGAGTATCTAACGGCCTTGATTCTAAAATAAAAGGTATTGAAGATTTTGTTGCTTATAATCCTTATATTCATCACGCTCCACTTGGAGCTTTAGCAAGTGCTGGCATTACGAATGTAGACGGTGGAATTACGACAATTAATGTTATGAATAATTTGGTTTTGGCTTCTATAAGATTTGAACTTTACAGTAGACAATATAGAGGATCTTGATATGACCGACGAAATCCCATCAACACAATTAACAGATTCGCGATTTGATGAATCTTCATTGATAGTTCCAGCTGGAAATATTGGTGGTAGATCTAATATAAGTGTTTTGCCAGCATCTGGTTTTTATGGAACCTCTTGGCCTTCAAATAGTGGTAGCGTTATTCCTCAAGGTATAGGTGGCGGCGGATGGACTATCGATCCAACAACTCCTAATACTTATGACAGAGGATATAAACAACAGACATTTCTTGGAGCGTCGATACGTAGCTTTAGCATGAACGGAGGATTTGGAGATAGTAGCGCAACTCTATCTGTAGATTTAGTAAATGATGAGTTTAATAATTCTGATAATACTTTGCAAGGTCAAGGTGACGATGTTTATCACAGTGGAAATGGTGATAGATTTGTGCCACCAATAGCTGGAACACCAGTATATTTTAAATTCGGACAAGATTCGGCAACCGTTGAGCAAGCTTATCGGAAAACATTCGATCAACTATATAACATGGATACTCTTGGCAGAGCTACACCGATTCAACCGGTTGGCGTATTTGATAAAAATAATTTTACGTCTTTGCCAGATGATAGTTTTGTAATGTTGGAAGCAAACAAAATATATAGTTTTCAACGACAAATAGATAACGAACTTAGGCGTGGAATGAATCATTTAGTTTTTGGTGGAATTTTACAATCTTATATACAAAATCGTGGTCCCGGTGGAAATCCACTATATTCTGTTCAAGTCACTGATCCAAGAGAAATATTATCTAATGTTATAATCATATTAAATAATTACGCTGGCACCACTTTCAGTACAAAAAATATTTTCAATGTATATGGATTTCTAGAACACAACATGACAGCAGCTTTGTCTGGCACATTAAGTTCAGAATTTCAAAATTACAATATATTGACCAAGATAGTCAATCCTTCTAATGGATATATTTCATACAATGGTTCTCAAGGAAATAATCTACCAATGGATTGTTGGTATAGGTCTGGCGGTTTTCCATCCTTCGGAGCTTCACAGAGGTCTTTTCCGGTAACAGGCACTGGATTTTCCAGAAGAGGACCGCAAGGCATTCCTTATTATAGAGTTGCGCAGGCTTTGTCAGCCATGATGTCAACAGAATTTTCGTTACCGAATGAATATGAGTCCCGTGGATTTGGTAAAATCATAAATTTTCGTGGATATAATTATGTGGTAGATTTCAGCGGACTACCACAAATACCATTAATGTATTTTTTGGATTTTGATCAAATAAATCTCTTAGATTTAGCAATGGAAATTTGCGATGTTGCTAGTAGAGATTTATATGTTTCATTATTACCAGTTATAAATCATCCAGCGTGTCAATTTCTTTACAACAATCAAAACTCTGATCCTACTAAACTAATTGCTGGAATAATAAGATTAGATAGTATAGACAGATCTGGAGCGCCTGTTTACGGGGCTATAAAAACATATATAGATAGTCTAGCTACATCTGGCATATTAGTAGAAAATCAAGATGTTGGCTATGAACTTTCCAATGTAACTACAGACAAATTCGTGGTTGGCGCACAAGAAGTTGATATGTATTGTTTTTCAACTAATGCCGATAGAGATTTCATCAATGTGCGAAATCGTCGTAGCGGTGGCGAATCAGACGATGCAGATTGGAAACAGTGGACACTAGAAAAACAACTAGAACAACAAGTACTGCCATATTATGGGACACTTGGCAAAAACGCCGTAACAATCCCCAAGGGTTGGGGAGCTTACCAACAAATTTTATTAGATACAACTGGATTAAACGTCAATGGTGTAGGTTCATATTATGTTGCAACAGAGATGGAACTTAGATGCGCATCGATTTCTTACGAATGTTGGAAAAACTTTTTAGGTAGATACAATAACACATATTTAGAATCGCTGGAAGATGATGATAGTTTTGAGGGCGCTGTATTAAATCAAACTCCAAGTTTAGGTGGAGCAAATATACCGGTAGCACCAAATATATCTAATAATTATGGAGTTACTGTTCCTAGATCAGTATTCGACACTTATGCCGTTATACCATTTGGATCAGACGGCTTCCCATCAAGTCCCTGCAATCCACCCTATGGATATCCATTATATTACAAACGTATGTCAAAACTTGGAATACCAGAGGGAGGATTAACAACGCTACAGTCGAGAATAACAGGAATGATCACTGGCGGTGCAACTATTCGCGGCGCTGATGGAGAAAATTACGAAGAAATTAGAAATAACCAATTGGAAGAATTAGAAGTTATTGCCGAAGATTATGGATCTCTTACACCGGCTGAAAGAGAATACTATAATGCTATGAAAACTGCGCTGCAAAGCACTCCACCTAACATAGATTTACTCAATGATATTGAAGAGTCATTGCATAAAATCAATGCTGTATTGCCAAGACTAGCCAAAAAAGGAACAGAAAATGCATTAAAGGTATATGAATTTTTGAAAAGGGTAGCAGATGAAAATTTAGGTAAAAAATTCTTAGTAAAAATACCAAATAAAGTTAATCTATTCTATGAAAATAATGTATCTTGGAAAAATGGACCAGCCGGTGCAGAATATGCTACAGGCCCATTTGGATTTAAACCAAGACCATCTACCTCTGGAATAGGTGATGAATTTGCTCCTTGGTTTGTGTCCCAGTACCGTGGTGCTGGAGGTGGTGGCAACATGATTAAGTCTTTTCTTAATGATGCCGTTGACCCATCGCAGCAAAGCTATAACGGCGCTTTGAAAGCAAATTTTAATCCTATAACAGATAAATATGAATTCAATTACACTCCAGCAAACTTGGGTGGATACTTTCCATTTGATCTATATTCTAATACATTATCATATGCTGATCTAAGCAGATTGCCAGAAGCAGCAAGACCTATGGGTATTGTTAGTTCTCTAGTTCCGCAAGATTTAACAAATTTCTTAGATGAAAATGGCAGAATATCTCCATATGTTAGATTTGATAATAGTCAACATATAGATATGGGATCTATGAATTCTGAGGATTTTACTCAACAAGTTATTACTCCTCAAGGAATGATTCCAGACATATGTGAGTTTTTAGATAACACTGGAGATGATGTGTGGACATCTTTTGATGAAGCAGACTCTGATAGGCCAGATAATACAAATAAACCAAAGCAATGTGCATTTGTCAAGTGTTCTGTAGACGAAAAATTTTATATGGCACCAAAGACAGCATTAAGAACAATTCAAGTCTATGGTGGCGCAGATCCAAGAACCAAAGTAACAAGGCCGCGCAAAATACATATCCCATGTTCTGGATGGAGAGATGGCATAGTTGGTGGAACTCTTGTTCCGGGAACCGGCGTCTATGTTGATAGTTTTAGATATCTAGAATTAAATTTTGTTCCGACTTCATCTGAACAAGGAAATGCTCAAAGATTAGATTTTCTTAGACAGCCGGTTCCAGAACTAAACAGCGATTTGGTCAGAACAGACTTATCAGATTTAGATACTAATCACGTATATGTACTGATTACTTTGCCAAACAAAATTATACCAACTAAAGATGCCAGATATACAGATTCAGTAAATCAAAAAGACAATACTCACGATATTAAACATTACCTTACTATGGATGTTGTAAAAGGACTACCAGAATTTGCTACTCCAGCATATGCTAGTAAGGCATCTACAACTAACATAACTCATAACGACCCAACGTGTGCTACTTTTACTGCCGAAACCAGAAGTGCGGCATGGCTTGCATCTAAAAAAGCCAAAGCTTCTTTACAATTTGGTTTTCCTCAACAGGTTCAACAGGCTTCTCCATCCCCTGTTTATCCAGACTTAGTAGTAATTCCATTAATATCTAATGAGAGATGTTATGGCCCTTGGGTTTCATCTCAAGTAGATGTTCAATCCTCTGCCTATGTAAATATAGGTGGAAGAGTAGAGTTCATAAAGGACGAAAATTTATCTCCTTGGAATTATGCTGGTTATGAATTAATGAATGAGGCTGGAGTTTTACAAGCTCAATTTGCAAACAGTTTGCTATTGTTTTCCGAAAGAGGCGGATTTAGTTATCCCGGTATGCCAACCACATCTTTGTGTCAAGTATTGTTGTCTGGCGGTCCATTAGTAACTAATATATCTGTAGACGTTAATGAAGGTGGAATAAAAACTACATATAAAATGGATTTATACACAGCCAGTTTTGGCAAACTTCAAAAACAAAAACAAGATATGATTTCTAAGATTAGTAGAGAAAGACAAAGATTAAGAGATGAAAGAAATGCTTTAATACGAAAAGGTATCGGCAAATCACAGTCTAGCACAAATATTATTGGTAATATTAATACTATGATGAGCAACGTTGGAATGGGCGCTGCTGCATCTCAACCAAAAAACTACCCAACGTACATGGTAGCATCTGTTTCTGATTATGAGACTAAGGCTTACAGCGCATCTTTAGCTGGTAATTCGTCTGCTATGTTTGGCACAGAAGGAAGCACTCCACCGGGACAAGTTGATCAAACTGATTATGTTTATAGTTCTACGATGATGACCCAAGCCGACATAACGAATATAGAAAATTCTTTTGATAGTAATATACAACGACAAGCCGCGACTTACAAGGCAGCGGCGGCAGATATGAAGAGTAGATATAAACCATGTTCAAAGGAACCATATCACCATTATATGGCCCATACTCCCTATGTGGATTTCAAAGCGTCGTATAGTCTATACGAAAAGCCAGATAGTGACTTTAAAATCAATCCAAACGATGTAACACTTCCGGGATAAGGAATATAACATGAGCATGTTTAACAGGTCGGGCGGCGGTGCTGTAAGAAATTATCATTCTTATATTACAGAGCATGTTACTCTGCATAATATAGGTTTAGCTTCTTATACTAGAAATACACTAGATAATTTTGGAATGGAACGCAAAGATGGCAAAAAAACATTATCTAGAGAAATTGATGAATATTTTGATGGCCAATTTTCATCTTTAAAACCAAAATTGCTTGGTGATTCTGTAACGTTGTCTATGTTTAGATTTGATCAAGAAACTAAACGGTATTTTTTGACTACTGATCAAGAAATATGGTCTACTCCAAGCGGCGATGCAGCATCTAGTTTAACAAATTTTCAAGAGCGTTTTGATTTATGGCAAAAGGGTTTTATTACTGATGATGCAGAAAAATACAAGTTAAATTATGTATGGTCTAACATTCAAACCAGCCTATCTGGATGTATTACATTTGATGTTGATTACACTGTGTTGACTTGCGATGCAAAGAGTCTAGTTAGATTATATTTTCAATCTGGCGGCAAAGCAAGTGCCGAAAGAACTATAGCTGATAGTGCTGGAGGTATGTTTGCTGGCGTACCAAGCAGAGCAACTGGTGGACAATATGCTTATACTCCAACGCAAAATTCTGCTCCGGGAGTTTATGCCGCGCCAGCGCAGGGCGGTGACAATAATGCAGACAACACCGTAGCTGCCCCAATGAGAATGACATACGACCCCGCTACAAATAGATGGGAGTCTGGTACTCAACAGATGTTGTTTAGATTATTGACAGATATAGATGGTGTGTCTATTCCAGATTTACCACAAAGTGTAGATAACACTGATTTAGAGGAATTTTATAGCGGTCCATTGTCATCTTCATTTACAGTTGGCACTGGTATGCCAGTTAGTATAGAAAACGGGAATCCTCATCTTTTTGGTCCCAATTCATATGGCTGCGGACCATCGCCAAAAGAAAAAGTAATAATGGTAAATAGAACGCCACGCAGTTACGCGGCTGGAGAAATAGTTATAGGGAGTTTAATCAACGGCGAATGGATTCCTATGGGATTTGGACCGGCCAGAACAGTATCAAAGAAATTTAATGTTGAATGGTCAAACATACAAAAATATATTGTAAATGCATCTGCTTATTTTAGAGATCAACCAGACAACAATGACGTTACTCCAGAAAAGTATTTAAATCATGTGAGATTTAAGTTTTATCAAGATATGATTATTGAGCCTGTTTTTGATCTTTCTCAAAGATTGAAAACATTGAATTTATTAAATAAGCCAGTAGATTCCTATGAACTTTTAAATTGGCAATTACAAATACCAGAAACTCCTATTGCAGAAATACCAGGATTTTTTGTAAATACAAATCTGATTCCCAATAGCGACGGTTATTGGCAGTTTTTTGACGCAGACGTTATAAAACCTAATCTATGTGGCAATAATCAATACTCTAGATTAAAAAAAACAAATATCAAGCAAACAGAATTTAAAGATTATCCAGATACCAACGATGTTGATCCATTGAGGGTCACTTCTAGTTGGGGAATGTATTTTCCAGACGGATATACATCCTCAAGTGTAGCTAAATTAAAAAATGCAACAACTGGGCGAAGTTTTATTAATACAATAGCTCCAGATTTAGCTGTATATAATGCTCAATCTTTAATAAACTTTTCGGCAGAAGCCAACAATACTCTATTTTTAGGTGATTTTTTTGGTACATCTTTTGATGTTTCAGACAGCAACTTATATCATTTTCCCGCTCAGATGGCGCTAAATGCTTCTGGTAATCAAACTATCATATCAAATGCTCTGTGGTTTGCACAGAAAAAAGCTGGAAATTATGCAACAAATTTAATTACTTATTTACATGATGCATATAAAGGAGACTTTGTAGTAAATCAATTCAATAAAGATGTATTCAATCTAAAACCAGTAAATCCAACAATTGTACAATTTACTCCTCTGTCTTTACAGTTAGCGCTTTGTAGCACAAGTGTAATACCAAATACTCAAGAAGCAACACTATTTGCTAATCAAGGGGGATATAGAGACTTGAACCTGTCTCTGACATCGCAACTGTGGGATTATAAAGCTTTTGGAAAAGCTTGGCAAAGATTAAGTAGTATAATTGGTCAACCAATAGATCAAAATAATCTTCTTATACCTAATGGCAATGTAAGGGGTGCTATTCCTTTTGGTAGAATTTTACGCAAATTTGGTGCTAATACATCATTTTCTGCGCCTAACAGATTTGAAAAACCAGATGGTGGTCCCGGTTTGATACCTTTTGTTGGTGGTGATGAAATATCTAATGTAAATGGAATTATAGCAGCAAGGGCAACAGTGAATTTGCCAGCCGGTGGTCAACTAGAGTTAAGAACATCAAATAATTTTGGATTAAATGCCTATGGTGTTGTAACGGGAAGAGATGGGGGTACTAGTTTCACAGGCGCTGGATTTTTTGGATTAATTCCTACTAGTAATGGAGGTCAAACTAAAGTCTTTGATTATGTTCAGTGGGGCGCAAGCTCTACTGATGACATTAGGGCATTTGGCACAACTGCTTTATGGTGTAAAATAACTGATCACTGTCCAGATACAATATATGATGGAAGATATTTTACTCCACTACAATTTAATCCATCTGGAGCATCTGTTGATCTTGATGAGTTTTATGGCAAAGAAGATAACGGAGGTACAGAACAGAAACTTCGTGCTGGATTTTATATACAGCAACGACTTAAGGATTATAAGGTATTCACTAAAAAGGAAAATATTGTTCGTCGTGATCAACTCCTAAGTGGAGGTGGTTTTTATTATATCAAAAGGGCTATAGGAGTTGCCCCTTTCGCAATAGAAATTTTAGATGAAGATCCAGATGATCCACAGTCTGGTTATTCAGATGGTGAAGAAGTTACTTTTTCAGCAAAAATGCCAGCTAGATTCAAGGTTACCAGAACAGATGAAAATGGTAAAATATTAACAATAGAACCAGACTTTGAAAAATATGGACAAGATGCTTATGGAGAATTCAGTGGTAATCCATTTTACGGAAATGGGAAACCATTAGAAGGTAAAGTGACAACAACAAAAGGGAGAGGAGTAAAAATTCATGCAAAAACATGCATGATTTATGAAAAACTTGGTCATGATGTAATACAAGATTACGGAACAAAAAGACTAACACCGCCAGACAATGATGGTGGTGGCGATAGTAATGGATATGTGAAATCTTCTAGAAGCACAACATATAGTTTATCAACCAATAAAACTGGAAAATATGACATTTTCTTATTTTTTGTCAATGATATTATGAATTATCCAGAAAATAGTAATGGTGCAAATCCACAAATGAATGGTCCTTATGGTCAATATGTCAACTTGGAAATAACCGCAAACTAAAAAAAGTGTATATTACAGTGTACCCCAACGAAATATAGGGAGATTTTTATGGCAGAAATCAATTTTTATGCTAATATTAAAGATGGTGAAAAAGGCTCTGGAATACCTCATACTCTAGGGTCAGGGCTAGGATTTTATGGATCTTCATTTGGCGTATCTGTGCCAATTGGATCGCAGCAAGTTACTACGTTCGTAACTAATGCTGATGGCACCGTACAAGGCGCTAGATTAAATAATACAGCTATGGCAACTAGCGGAACCCTATCAACAAAGGGTACTGTGACTATTAATGGTCAAAGCCCAATATCATTAGAAAATCTTCCTAATTATCTATGCCCATTAAATATAAGATTCAGTCATTCAACTCCTGTTAGGGTGCAGAATTGTAAACTAAGAATATTTGATAGAAACAACATAGATAAACCAGCAAGCGGTGTGACAACTTGGGTCTATGAGGCACGACACCCTTCCGAATTAGAGACAGTGGGAAGTTTAAATTTTCGTGGTAATTCCGACGAAACAGCAAGTAATGGATATAGATGGAAAGAATTTGATCCAACTCCGGGTCAATATGACGAACTTACATTAACGAGTTCTCCCGGCGTAAGTGGTTTTAATACTAATACTACTGATACTGATGCTGCACTGGGATATACTTCAAGAAGTGGAATTTCTTTAGTATCTACTCGACACGATTGGTACGTTGCCTTAAGTTCTGAGCCAGAAAGTATTGGTAGCAAAACTCAGTATGGATTATACTTCACTGTAGAATATTTATGAAAGATCCAATCAATAAATTTCTATTCATTATCAGTTCAATTGGTATTGTAATGGGAACTTTTATTAGTTGGTTTCTTTTACACATGAAATGAAAAAAGGGGCGGTTTCCCGCCCCCAAAATCATCAGTAATTCCAGCACCTATGCCTATGTCTAACGACGGGCATGGGTGTTGTTGTATAATAAGGATACCCCCAATAAATTCTTTGATCAATAATTGGTTGAGGATAAACCACTATTTGCACAGGAACCGTAACTATTAACTGCGGTGCTTGATACACCATAGTTTGGACAACCACTTGTTGCTGAAGAACGGCAGTCGGTTGTGGTAGAGCATAAAATGGATAATTAGCAAATCCCTCATTTGATATCCCTATCAACATAAATAGTATTGCTAAACATCTCATTCTGCCTTCTCCGTTTTGGGATTCCACTTAACCCATCCGCCGTCTGGTAGCCAATTTCCTTCTGCATCCTTACGCTTGGGGAATAACCCGCCACCCTTCTTATTAACGCCGAATGCTAGTCTGGCACCACATTTCATACATCGTAGTTCATAGTACTGATTATCATCAACTGTGCGAACTACGAATCGAATATCGTCAGAACCACACTTTCCGCAAGTAGTTTCTTCAAATACTTCTTGGAACTTACTTAATTCATTAAATAAATCCTTCTGTGATTCACCTTCTAGTTCTGCCTGTAGTCGCCCGTTCTTTGTAGTATATGTAATCTTCATTTACGCCACTCCTGTTGATAGCCTATAATATCTTGTGGAATTGAACTTTTATCACGCTGGTAATCGTTTAGTGAATCTATGATATCACTAGCGATCTTCTTAGAAACCTTTTTTCCACTATCCACCTTAAATGATGCGAATAGTTTCTCTCCATCGATGTTGAGTTGCTTGCACTTTACATCTATAAAATTGTATTGTGCATCACTCATTCTGTCTTGATCATTATACTCTCCACCGCTAGAATCCTTAACAGAAGAAATCTGTCTAACTATCTTAGCTGTATCTTTCTTTGTTAATTCTTCAGCAGCAACACCCTTAATCTTGAGTGCCTTACGTAATGCTCTTGCTTCTGCTCTAGTGCTAGCAATAGCTACTGCATACGCACAGAAAGTATCATCTGTATTACCCTCCCACGAATCTGCTACTTCCGCATATCTCATGCCATTATCAAATTCTACTGTGAAGATTACTGTAGCACGACCGTGATGATCATCGCGTTGTACTGGAAATACCTGTGTTGGGCCACTGAAAATGATTGGGCCTAGTACAAGCTCTGCTACACGCCTCAAACCAGCAACTAGAGGATGACCATCGACCATCTCTGTTTCATGGAATAGTGTCATAGCATAGTCATGCCACTCTGGACTTAGCATAGATGGTCTGTCCGATGCTACAACGTCCTTAATTGATGTATCAGTATTACTTGGCGATGCTAGTTCTACGGTTTCAAAAATAGTTTCAATATCACTCATATTTCAATCTCTATATACCTTTCTGCTTTTTTGGGAAACGACTTTTCTATTGTACTCAAGCAATTCAAAATGTCAAGTCTCAACTTTTCTTTATCGGCTAAACAAACTGAGTCAGATAAGTTTTTTATTCTTATGATGACCATGCCTTTACTTAAAATAAGTCCACTTTTTTGGGTGTCTGATTTGATCTGTTTTTGCAATTTTTCTTCGCCCCATATGGGCAAGAAATGAGATGGGCCGTCTACCTCTATTATAGTCTTGAGCGACGGTATGTACATGTCGAGTTCAAGGTCTTGATTTTGTATGAGTTGTTTCTTATGGTACTGTACTGAATATCCAGCCTTGATTATTTCTTCATACAAAAACTTCTCTAGCTTAGACCCCTCTTTGCCAGCGACTTGTATACTCTTTATGGCAGCACTCATCATTTTGTCCTTATCTACATCTGACAGTGCTTCCCATCTTTTTTTAGATTGATCTACTCTTGAGCTATACATCTCGTCTGACATATCTTCCCAATATTTCTTTAGTCCAGAGCTTATTTTTAGTTTTTCTTGCTGTGTTCTCTCTTTTCCTACAGTGGGATGTATTGCTGTTCCATTTTCAATTGCATTTTTTTGAGCCTCACTCTTGGTTTTTAAAGATATGCCACTCTTGATTAAAATACGCCTAATCCTGTTTGGATATGTATTTAATTCTTCTGCAATCTCATAGGTACTCTTATGCTGTTTGGTATACATTGTTATTATTTGATTTGTATTCATCTTCACACCTTAAAAGTAAATCGGTCATATTTTCATAGTTTTCTGATATTCCTATTGCACTTTGTCCTGTAATTCTATATAGCTCTTTGCTCTGCTCTTCTGATCTACATATAATCTTTACATTACTTCTAGTTAATTGGGCTAGACCTAATGCATTTATTTGCTTTTCCCATCCATGATAATAAAATATGTTGATATTATTCACAATTTTAAGCGCTGTTACTAATGCATCAAAAGATGTAACTATCAAGTTACCATTGAAACTCCATAGATCAGCCGAATTAAACATCCCGCATTTAGTATTATTTGGATTAAATGCTATTTCATCGTAGAAAATGCTAATATCATATATCTTTTCATTGTTAATATTATCGTCTACAAATTGATTAATACTATTTAATTGCTCAGTATCGGCCATTATTTTTAGATATATTCCTATATTCATTGTTTACCCCATTGGCATGTTAAGTTAGAAAATACATTGTTTCCCATGTAATAATGTCGTTCAAATCCCGCAGACTTAAGAAATGGATTTAAAGTAGATCCTATATCTAAGTATGTATGCTGATCGTCAAACTTGGTTAATTCATGACATAATATATTACCAAATGGCCCACAACAAAACAGGACTAGCATATCTTTAGAAGGTATTGCTGATATCATTCTCTTTGCATCATCTACTAAGTTCCAATTATATTCCCAAGCATTATTTTTAAGTGGAACTACCATGTATGGAGTAAATGGGAGATTGGCTATACGACCATTTTCATTGCAAAACAATACTACGTGTCTTTCTTTGTAGATGGGTAATATATTTGACAAATAATACTTATAGTTAGAATTTACCCATAAATTTGCCCAAGTTAAATGGCCTTCATCTTGACCAGAGAATTCATGCATTTCATTAAATGTATCCACACCTTGACAACACGGGCAGGATATACCTACATAATAATTAGGATGTTTATATTGAAATGACTCTATCAAAGCTTGTCTTTTTTGTTGATCTTTATCGCTATTTGGATCAAACCAAAATTCTTTGTTATTAATGGCTTGATTCTTAATTACTGCCCATTCGCCATCGGCATATTTGGAAAAACTAAAATTTTCCTTATTTTTAAGCCTATTTGCAAAGAATATTATATCATTAGTAAAATTTTTCATTTACATAGTTCCTATTTTTTAAGTATTATCATTCCAACATTGAGATCAGCACAATGATTATTAGGTACTTGCGAATTAACACCATTTATATTTTCATGTAATGATTCAATAGATTTATCAAACAATCTTTCAAATTTATCAAGTTGTAATCCCGGTAAGTCAAATGTACACATTAAATATCCATTATTTTTTACTTGATCTAATAAGTTATAAAAAATTTCTATATGATCACCACCTACTTCTTCTAATGTAGAGATGTTAATCACTATATCATATTTTTCTTTCATTGCTTCTGAATTATGTAAGATGTTATATATAAACGTATTTTGCAAATTAGAGGGTCGTATGTCTGAATGTTCTACACTGTATAAAGAATCTAATATTTCTTTAAACCTCACATGAACTCCTTCGTACCCCCAAGAAGAATTATGTATTAAGTCTCCATCTTTGCTATATTTTTGCAACTTTTCTAAGATTAAAGCGTACTCATATATTCTAGACCAAGCGTATCCATCATTAAAATGATGATCATAAACATCATTAGTATATATTTTTCTAAATTCTAATATTTCCATTGTAGACTCTCCAGTATCTTTAATATTCTATCGCTAGACTTACCATCTCCATATGGACATATAGCATTTACTAATTCCATTTTTATAGAATTGAAAGTTTCAGATAACATATCTGGTAATTTACATAACCATGAAAATATATACTCCCCCTCAATTCTTTCCGTTGTTGTTCTGCATACTATACATTTCTTCTTCAAGAATGAAGATTCCTCTTGTAATCCTCCGCTATCAGTTATAACAAGCCCACATC